CGCTCGAAGGGGTCAAAGGGGGTGATGGCATGGCTTTTTCCGCCAACCCCCGCTGTTGGGTCAAGCCGACACCTAACTTGCGTTTCACCCGATCCTACTTCCCCACCAGTGGACGGCTCCAGTACCGGACGCCTCCACCCGTGGACGCCTCTGGTACCGCGTGCCAACATTCCGAATCCGCAGTCAACGCGCTGCGTCATGGTCCCGCCCTTGCGATGGCGTAGATGCGAGCGCTGTATCCTCCCACTTCCAGAGCACACCCACGCCGAGAGCACTTAACGTTGCCATAATGTTCGCTGCTGTAGCCGGTCCTACGTCGGGATAGGCCATGATTGAGTCGACGGCTATCCCCTTGGCGCTTAACTGCTCGCTGATTAACTGCGCAATCCCAGATCGCAGGAAGAATCGCCTTACGCCCCTGGGGATCTTCAGTTCCTCACCCATTCTTTAATCCTGCCTCGTAGGGGGTGCCGACTGACAATCTTTGCCCATGACAGAAACATGACAGAAACGCACCCTCTTCCGAGCCTCGTACATCGCCTGCGCATGAGCGTGAGCGCACCTGTCCGTACAGTAGAGCGCCCTCCTGCCTGTGCTCGCGATCCTCTCGACGATCTTCCCGCAGCGAGGCCGCATGCAGAAGCGGCGCTCTCCTGACTCACGGTAGAGCGTCAACGCCTCCTCTCGGAACTCGGCAAGCCTCTCCGCTGTGAACGAGTGCGACTCCCGCCCGAAGCGACGTGCGATCTGGTGCTCGTCCCTTCCCTTGACGAGAGAGAGCTCGAGCACCTGGATGTAGAACTCGAGCTTCTCAGCGATCGTGCGCGAGGACGTTTCTGCGAGGCGCTGTGCACGTGCCTGTGCTCGGAAGGAGGCGAGAGCCCCGCCGACCTCGACGGCTTGGGCGAGACCCTGCGCTACGCTCTCGCGCTGCTCCGTGGAGGGGCGCTGGTCGCCGCACAAGCTGCCCTTGCCGTCGCCCGGCAAGAGAACGCCGCGCCGCTTCGCCCAGCGGTAGGCGGTGCCGCAGGTGCAGGCGTTGGGGTCGGGACAGACGGGGCAGGGCGGGCGGGTCATGCCTTCTTGGTTCCGCCACGCCGAAGTGCCTTGAAGCATGGCAGGCAATATTGCGAGACAATCTCCAGGCATGTCACGTCGGAGCACTTGTAATTTTGCTTACACTGCGGGCAGTAATGCAAGAAGTTCGGCGCGTGAGCACCATCGAGGCTTACTCCTTTCCTGGACGGGTAGACACTCATCTGCGCTCCTTGAGTAATTTTTTGGTCGTCTTAAGCGAAGGCCCATCATCTTCGGCATTGAGCCACTCAAAGGCAGCGTCGCCAGACAAAACCGCATACAAGAAACAGGCGCGCTGTTTTGTCTCGACCGCCCACGCAAGAATGCGTTCCAACTCCTCCTCGGAGACAACGACACCTTCTCGAGCAATAAGTGTCGAGCCTACAATCGCCACTGCTTCGTCGTCTGTGAGTGCTGCGATCATATCGCAGCGCCTTGCCAGGTCGGCGCCGGGCCCCTTCATGCCTTTCTTCATAGCGCGAGCCACCACCCCGCCCCCACAACCGCCGCCCCTCCGAGTGCCCCCACGACCCACGCGAGCAGCGCACTACCCTTCGCCTCTGCCACCGCCTTCGCGCGCCCCACGCCCCCGCACTCGTCGCACAGCACCCGCGCCCCCTGGAACTGAAAGAACGTCGCCGGCGTCGCGCCGCAGAGGGCGCAGCGCTCGGTGACGATGCGAAGGGAACGGGGCGGGCCGAAGGTGACCGAGGAGCCCACGCAGCGAATCGTCCTGCTCGTGCCATCCCAGCCCGAGCGCGCGCCCGTCGCGTCGTTCAACTTCTCGAGCACGTCGCCCATCTGCTTCGATGCCGCCGCGAGAACGTCGGCGCGTGCCTTCTCGGCCGCGCGCTCGGTCGCATATGCTGCGGCCAGCGGCACGAACTCCCCAACCGACGCCTTACCCTGGAACATGCGCTCGGCCTTCGCCACTTCGGCCGCAAACGTGTCGTCCCATCGGAACTGGCACGCCGTACACCAGTTCATGCGCCTCGCCATGTCAATTTGCACATGGGCGGAGCCGCAGAGCGGACACTCGCGCTTGTCGCTCACTCTCCCCCCTCCGCCTGCCTCTGTGCGTCGAGCCGCCTCTGGCAGTCCGGGCACACCCGCCGCCCCTTGACGCTCGGGACGACCTTCCCCTTCCACGGCTCGCCGTCGCCGCAATAGAGCCGCTTCTCCGCGCCCTGCGTCTCGAAGAGGTGGACGAAGTCGGACGCTTCGGGGAGCCGCACGCCCGCGAGCTGCGGGTCGGCGCTGACCGGGATCTCGGAAGGCTTATCCACGACGCACCTCCGCTTCAAGCCACGACCACCCGCGCCCCGCGCTTCGGCGGGAACTTCGCCGCGAAGTTTTCTGCGAGCTTCCGCTGACCGGGCTTGTACGTCGCCATGACGTTCCCGTTCGCGTCGAGCACTCGGATCGGCACGGGCTGCGGCACCGTCCCGAGCACGAAAAGCGCGTTGTCCATGGCGTTGCTCAGTCGCTCCCGCTCGGCGCCTACGACCTCCGGGTAAAAGTCGCGCTTGCGCCACGGATTCCCGTCGGCCTTCTTCCACCCCGGCTCGAGAAAGCCTTCGCATTCGGCGTCGATCTGCTCGCGACGGGTGGGCGGCGGGCCGTGTGGGTCGCCTGCTACCGGCGCCGTGGCCTGGCGCTTCGCTGGCTCGGCGTAGCACGACGCGCAGCGCGGCCCGGGCATGCGCACCTTGACCGTTTCGCCCGGTCGCCCTCTCCGGCCCGGGTCGCCTTCCTTCCGCCCGCAATCAATGCAGACGCCCCACGGCTTGCCGGAGCATGTTGCCCTATGCTTGCCGAGGGCCTGAGAGGTTCGCGCGGTGAACCCGCACGCACACGGGAACAAGCCGCGCGGCCGATCGGCCGTGACTTCCTCCACGGCCAGCGCGATTGCTTCCTCCGGGAACGGCCCGGAGAGGTCGGCGGGAGCCTCGGGCGTGGAGGTGGGGGCCGGGGGGGTTCTGGACCCTCTCGGCTCCGGGAGGGCGTCGGGCGCCTCTCGAGCCTCGGCCCTTGCGGGCGTCGGCTCGTCCCGGGGCCGTTCCGGCCCCCGTGTTTCGTTCGCCTTCCTCGCGGCCTCGAACCCCGCCGCCTGCGACTCTGCTGCGGCCTTGTGTTGCCGTTCGACCTCGGCGAAGTCCACAAGTAGCGGCATCCTTGCAGGAGACTCGACCTCGGGTAGCAACGCCGCCTCGATCCAGTCCGCGACGAGGTCGCCGGTTCGGCGGGCAAGCGTGCGGATGCGAGTGTCGGTCATGAGTGCCTCGTGGTAGCGCGGGTCCGAGTTGAACGGACAAGCTCCGGGTTATGAGCCCGGCGAGGTCGCCTTGCCTCCCCCGCGCGTTGAATCACGGCCGCTCTCGCAGCAAAGGCACCGACGAGAGCCACCGTCGCGCTTCTCGCCCGTCGTCCGGGTGAATCCCGAGAGCCATGAGTTGCCCTTCGAAGGGCCCCTCGGTTTCCTGGATCGGCGTAACCCGGAGGCCCTTGGCTTCGCACCGCTCCGCGAACACCTTGAGTTCGATCTCGTTCTTGGCCGAGAGCACGACGCCGTTGGTCCTGCAGTCGACGCGCCCGGCGGCGCTCTCTCCCGCCGCGTGGAGGATGTTCACAGCGAGGACGCCACGCGGGAGGTCGTCGCGCACGACTACGACGTGCGTCGGCGGCCGTGTCTCGTGCCCCTTCCCAGGGCTGGCGCGGGGGGCTGGGTTTGAACCAGCGACCTCCGACCCTTGCGAGTCGGTGCTCTCACTTGAGCTACCCCCGCCCGTGAGGTTGGAGCTCGGGGCCGGAATTGAACCAGCGACCTGCGGGATGGGCTCCCGCTGCTCTTTCTCTGAGCTACCCGAGCTTATCATTGTGTTATCTCCGCGGCCTTGTGGGTGCCCCGCCCGCTTCCCGGGCGCGAGCGCATGGGCATGGGCTCGTCCGAGTCACGGGCGGGGCGTGTGAGAGCCCGTGGGAGGGTTCCCGGGCCCGGAGGAGGGAAGGAAGCGTCGCGTGAGGTCGTGCCCATGCCCATCGCGGAGAGCATAATCGCTCGGTCCGACATCCCGCCGGATTTTCTGCCACCGCCTGCCACCCATTGACGCGAGTCGCCAGCGTTCGGTAGAGTACCGGCTATCGTAACGGCGCGGGTTTCCGGGCCGGTCGGCGGGCCAAAAGGGATTCATAAGCCCTAGGTCGGGCCGCGGGAACGTCGGGTCCTCGTCGCGGAGGCGGTAGACCTCGGTGCGCGTGCGGCCGAGGTACTCGGCGGCGCGGGTGGGGGTGAGGACGCGAGGGGGGATCATGCAGCCTCCGTCTCTGCCCCGGGCTCACGCCCCTCGGCCTCGGGCATGTCCAGGTGCGCCGCCAACTCCGCGAGCGCCCGGTTCCCGAGCAGATATGCCCGCTCGACCGTGACCGGGTTCCCGAGTTCCATCGCGTAGCGCACGATCCGCGCGGCGCTCTCGAGCTTGCTGCACGCGAGATAGACCTCGGCGCGCTGCTCAATCGTCGGCGGCCATTTGAGCGATTCGAGGTAGCACCGCTGGAGTTGAATCAGCTCCGCGAGAGAGCACCAGTCGGTTTCGCTCTCGGGGTCGTTAGTCATCGGAGTCTCCCTCGCCGGCCGCTACTTTCCGCCGGTCGAATGCGTTTCGTGGGCGCCCGGAAATCTTCTCGTCCTCGGGTTGCGCCTCGGAAAACCTTCGCGTCGCCGCGTTGTAGCGAAAGAGCAGCTTCGCCCCCTGCGTCGCGTACTTGCTCCGCGCCTTCAGGAACGAGAGCCGCGTGAGGCAATGTTCCCTGCGCTCGACGAGGAACACATTCGACGCGACACGCCCGGGGCCGATAGAGCCGAGGAGGTCGTTCAGGTCGCGCTCGGCCTTCCCCATGCCCTGCGGTCGCTTGCGGAGGTGCACGACGAGCACCGTATGAATCGCGTATTCCTTCGTGAGCCGGTCAATCGTGTCCACGGCGCGGTCGATCTCGAACCGCTCATTCGACGAATCGTAGGGCAGGAAGGCGTGGAGGTTGTCGAGAATCACGACCCGCACGCCGAAGCGGCGCACGGCGTAGAGCGTCACGTCGCGCAGCGTCTCGATTGCCATCTTCCCCGAGGCGCGAATGAAGATCAGCCCGCGCTCGAGGGCGACGGCACCGGCCGCGCCTTCGGGGCTCTCGTGCGCCGCGTCCTGCTGCGCGAGGGCGATGTCCTCCGCGATCTCCTCGGGTCGGTTCTCGAACGAGCCGAAGAGGACGGCGTTGCCGTTCACGGCTTGACGCCGCACGAAGTCCGAGAGCAACGTCGTCTTGCCGCAGCCCGGCTCGCCGCAGAAAATCGAGAGCTCGGCCGGCCGGAGCCCTCCGAGCGCCCGGTCGAAGTGCTTCCACCCGACCGACCCGAGAATCTTCTGCGTCATGTCGGCTGTCGCCGCGTTCAGTGCCTCACGGTACGTGAGCACGAGCGAGCGCATCGGGCTCTCGGCCGCGTCTACGGCGTCGCGGATCTCCGAGAGCGGGACGCCAGACCGCAGCGCCGCGTTCGCGTCCTTCGCCCCGCGCGGCATCTTCAGCCGGGCGACCCGGTATCCACCGAGCGCCTTCGCGACCTTCTCGAATCCCTTCTCGCCGTCCGGGTCCGCGTCGTAGCACACGAGCACGCGGTCGAAGTCGAGCAGGGCCTCGGCCCAGGAGTCGTCCCAGTACCCGGCGCCGTTGTCGCCAGATACGGCGGGCGTGAATCCCATTTGCTCGAGGCTCACGGCGTCAAGTTCGCCCTCCGCAACGTAGACCGTCCCGCCGGCGGCCTCGCGTAGTGCGTCCGCGTTGTAGAGCGGGTGGAAGGAGCCCACCGGTTCGCGGTGAATCTGCTTCTTCGTGTCGGGTGGGGCAAGGTTCCGGCGCTTGAGCAAGACCGGCTTCCCGTCCCGCAAGAACGGGATCACGATGGCCGGCTCGATCGCGCTCTCGTTGAACCGGAACGTCTGATTGAACCCGAACCGGAAGCACCGAATCATCTCGTCGGTGAACCCGCGCTCATGGAGGTACTTGAGCCCCGGCTTGCCCATGGACGCCCATAACTCGGCCTCTGCTTCCGCGAGGCTACGCTCAAGGGCGGGGGTTGCCTTGGGCTCGACCTTGGGGCGTGCGGGCGCAGAGGGGACCACGGCGCGACGAATCTCTCGGAAGTCCCCGAGCGCCTCCTTCAGCGCCATGAATCCGCCCTTGCGGTCACAGCGCCAGCAATGGAACTTGCCGTCGTCCTCGTGGACTTTGAGCGCCGGGTCCTTGCCCTCGTCGGGGCACCAGGGGCAGTGATAGACCATCTCGCCGCTCGCGTAGCGCCGAACGAACTGGATGCCCTTGTTTTTCAGGTAGAGCTCCACGTCACCGCGCTGCACGGTCGGCCTCCACGAGCAGATCGTCGGCCATGGCGTGCAGCACTTTCACGGTGGGCGCCTTCGGTTGGCCCTGCCAGACGAGCGTCCCGGCTTCGTGGCGGTCGAGCATCCGCGTCGCCGCAATCTCGGTTCGCTCGCGCCCGAGGCGCTTCAACAGCGCCCGAACGAGTTGGACTTCGGCAATCTTGAGTTCGGGCGGGTAGCCGACGCGGCGCTCAAACTCCGGCTTGAAGTCGCCAAGGAACCCGCGGGCCTCGGCCTCGAGTGCGTGGGCCTCGGGTGACACTTCCTTGCGCTGACGCTTCGCCGTGGGCGTTACGGGCGCCGGATCGATTCCAGGGAGGTTGGGCGCCTCGGTCGGTGCGGTAGCACCGGCCCCGTTACCGTTAGGTAACGGTATACTCTCCTCTCCTCTTCTCTCCTCTTCTCTTAGTCCGTCACCGTGCACAGTGACGGACGGACCGTCCGTCACCTGTCCAGCGCAAAGCGTCGTTTCCGTGGTAGGGGGTTCTGGCAAAGTCGATTTGGTATACCACTTTAGAGGTTGTGACTCTCTGAGTCCGCGGACGTGCAAGTAAGGTTTATCACCGTGGCGATACACCCTAATTAGGCCGACATGAGCGATGCGATTGAGTGAGGAAACGCACTGCTGTGCGGTGACATTTGACCGCCCTTCCTGGCCGTCATCGCGCGGGAAAATCTTAAGTTTGATCTCGATTGCGCTGGCTTTCATGCGCCCTTCGTCGTCTGCGTGCAACCACAGGCCGAGGTAGAGAACCCGGTCGAAGTTGGTGAGCGACGTGAACGCCTCGCCGGTGAAAATGTCTGGGTCCATGACGCGCTTCCGGGCCATCCGGGTAGCCTGCCCTTCTTGCCTGTCGTCGCCGCACCGCCGACGTGCGTTCCTACTTGTCCGCCTTCGCGCTTCCCCGCCTCGGGGCCTCGGCGTGCGCGCGCTTGAGAGCGCGGATCGCAGCCTCGGACCAGACGCGGCGCCCGGCGACCATGGGCGGGGACAGCTCGGGCTTCGAGAGCAGGAGGTACTGAAAACGGCCGATCGTGAGCCCGAGTTCGATCCGCACCTCGGTTGAACTTTTGGCCGGCATCCTTGACTCCTTTATGCTGTCCGTCATTACTATGCGGCGCCTGTCGCCGCTCACGCGCTCACCCGCGCCGCGTCCTGCACGAACGTCCGCGCCCACTCCCTCAACCAGATCGCGTCGCATTCATCCTCGTCGTCGCCCGTGTACCCAAGCCGCGCCTTCGCCGCCGCGATCATGTCGGGCTTCTTCGCGTTCGTGCGCCCGGTCGCGAATCGCTTGAGGTCGCCGGGCTCGACCTGGGTGTAGGGGACGCCCATGCGCAGGCACCAGAGCTTCACGACGCCCCGGAGCTCGTTCGCGCAGCGGACCGCGGGCTGGCCTCGGATGAAGCCGTCGCTGCCCTCGAAGACGACGTGCGAGAGGACACCGCTATGGATCTCGAGCCAGCGCAGGAGTCGCAGGAGCCGCGTATCCTTCGACCCGTCGTCGACCGGCGGCACTTCCGCGACCGCGGGCGCCAGTAGCCGCCCGTCCTTCTTCGCGTACCGCGCGGGCCGCCCCGGCTTGCCCTTGCGGGGCTCGCGCCAGAGGGCGATGGAACCGGAGCGGCCGTCGGAGGTTGCCCAGCCGGTCCTCGTGCCTGGGTCGATGGCGAGGATCATGCGGGCCTCCTCGGCGTGTAGAACTTCCTTCGCCGGCCGAGTCCCAGAAACACCAACAAGGGCGCGACGAACGCGACTTGAATGACCAGCGCCAGCGTGCGCAGCAAGAGGTCAAGGTGCTTCATGCTTTCCTCCTCGCGGCCATCCGCCGCACCCGCACAACCGCCTTGCGGGTTTCTCCCTCGCCGCCGAGGTCCAGGCCCCACCACTCGATCACCCTCGCCGCGGCCACGATGTCGGGCGCCTCGACCACGCGGCGCATCTCGTCTGCGATCTCGTTCCACTCGCATGCGTCTCGCGTCTCGCGGTCGCTCGGGAACGCGCGCCGGTAGAGCGCGATGGCTTCGGCGTCGGTCATGGGCGCCAATCCTCCCCGAGATACTGGCGAATCATTCGCCCGGCCACGTCGCGCTGTTTCTGCGAGAGTCGCCGCGGCTTCGGCATCTTCTTGATCGAGTCAAGGAAGTCGCATTCCCAGTCCGAGCACTCGATCTCTTCAGACTCGTCGATCTCCCGAAGACCAAGAACGAGGTCATCGTCAGTCCACTGCGGATGCGGGTCAGGCATCGATTCCTCCTCGCTCGATCTCGTCGGCGCGGGCGCGGAGCGCCGCCGTCACAAGCTCGGCCCGGGCCTCGGCCAGCGCACGGCGCGCCGCCTGGAGGTCGAGGGCGAGGTCGGGCACGTCCTCGCGGGCGGCGGCGAGGAAGTTGGCGTCGTCGTCTTCCTCGATCCAGCACGGGTCGCGCTCGTCACCCGAGCGCATGAGGTTGTGCCGCTCGTCGATGCTCGGCTTCGCGTAGAGGCGATTCGAGAACGTGATCCACGGCCCCGGCGTCGCCTTCTCCGCCCGCGCGAGGATCTCCGCTACCCGCTCGTCGCTCACGCGGACGGGCGGGGCCGCGGGCGCACCCGAGGCAAAGTAATCCCCGTCGTCCACGTCCACGTCAGACCGGCAGACGGCGCTCTTGCACGTCTCGCGGTGCGTGGTCGCGGGCGCCGTCTCGCCCCGGGCCGCGGCGGCGTCGATACCGGCCTCTTGGCTCAGGTAGCGAATCGGCTTCCCGGTCCTCGTCGCGTGTGCGATCTCGTTCCGCGTGCTCTCGCCGATGTATCCGCCCACGTCGAGGACAAGCACCTCGTCGGCGAGGTCGATCTTGCGAAGGTGCAGATCGTCGCGTTTCGCCTTCACGTCGGGCGCAACGTCTCGGACCGGCGTGAGGCGACTCACGGTCAGGACAATGCGCCCCGCGTCCGATTCGCTGGCGTAAGCAGCAATATATGCGTCCGTGAACCGCGTCGAGCCGCAGAGGCACACGACGCGGGGCCTCGGCCGGGCCGCGGCGGCGTCGAGGAGGGAGAGGGCGTTCTTGACACACGCGATGCCTCGCCCGACTTCGCACGCTGGCGCGTGTTGCGGGAGCCACTCCGAACACGCTGGACAGCGGCCATACCAACGTCTATGGGCCTCCAACTCCTCAACGGCGAAGCGCATGTCCTCCCTCACCCGCGCGACCTCGGCGGGCGTGAGCAAAATGCGGCGTTCGGGGTCAGTCATTGGGGGCCTCCTCTCGTGGCTCCGTGCACGGCGCATCGGTCGGCGCCCCATCGCGACCGGCGTAGCGCATGCGCTCCATGGCCGGCTGGGCGGGCGGCCTCGGCCCGTCGAACCCCGGCGGAATCAGATTCGCCCACCAGGCGCGCGTCCGCTTGCAGGCACCGCAGGTCACAGACTCCGGGTCGTCGGTGGTGCATGCGGTCATGCGGCCACACGCCGCCATGAGGCCGCTCCACCGCGGTTCTGGCTGGCGATAATGCATGGTCATGGCCGCTCCTCCTGCCCTTCGCCCGTCCGTCCCGCCCCCGCGTCCTGCGCGGCGAGGGCTCTCTGAATCGCCCCGCAGCGCAGCGCGCCGATGAGCGCGTGCATGGCGCCGACCTTCTCGTGCCGGTACGCGACGACGACCCGCTCGTCGTCGATTCGGTCGCCGTTCTCGTAGACCGGCTCCGCGAGGCACACGACCCGCTCGGCCTTGTCGGTGAGGTCCCGCAGCGCCGCCTCCATCCGCCCGGCCCGCGCCTCGGCGGCCTTCGCGCGGTCGAGCGCCGTCCGGCAGTCCCGCTCGGCGCGCTCCGTCGCGGCGACCTCGGCGCGGGCCTGCGCCTCGAAATGGGCGGAGCGGGCCTTCAGCGCCTTCTGCTCGGCAAGCCACGTCGGCTCCAGGAACGCTTCCGCCTCCGCCTTCCCCGCGAGCGCCGCGTCTCGCTCCCGCTCGGCGGCGGCGAGGCGGGCGCGGAGGGAGGCGACGTCGGCGTCACGTTCGCGGCGGCCCTCCTCGAGCGCGGCAGCGCGGAGCTTGGCAATGAGGTCAACTCGCTTGATCCACTTGCGGGCGCGGTCCGTCACCTCGTCTCCTCCTTCTCCGGGTCCGCGCCGCCCGTCTCCCTCGGGCACCGCTCCACCGGGTTCAGCCGCTGCGACTCGCGCTCGACGTAGACCATCTCGTCGAGGTGTTCCGCCGCCTCGTCGTCGCCATCGTCGTCCTCGGACCCGAGGCACGAGAGCACGTAGCCGAGATCGATGACGAGGCCGCCGTCCGGGTTCCGGTACGCGAACGAGTCGCAGAGCTCGCGGCGGACGAACGCGCGGTCCTCGGGCGTGTGCGCGCGGAGCAGGCCGGCCCAGTGGGCGAAGCGGGCGGCCTCGCAGGGAGAGCAGAGGCAGGGGGCGGCGGGTTGGCTCAAAATAGCACCTCCTGGCGGAGCCGGTTCGCGGCGATCTCGCAGTAGCGTTCTTCGATCTCGATGCCGATGGCGCGGCGGCCGAGGTCTTTGGCGGCGCGGAGGGTGGTGCCGGAGCCCATGAAGGGGTCGAGAACGACATCGTTTGTGTGAGATCCACTTGAGATGCAGCGTCGCGCAAGTTCCTTCGGCATCGCCGCAGGGTGGCCGTCAACCGACTCCGGCTGAATGAGCCAAACGCTGTGGCCCCACCACCGCTCAGAGCATCCGGCCTTGTACTCCTCGCACTTCGAGAGCAGGAAGACGTACTCGTGCGAGACGGCGGGACGATCAACGCGGAGCGGCTCGGTCGCCGCAGGCTTCTCCCACACGACCGTCGATCGCAGATACCAACCGTCGGCACGTAGGCGTTCAGCGGCTTTCGCAGCGGACAGCGTTAGGTCTTTCATCTTGTAGCCTGGCGGCGGCATTCGGAACCCGGTGCGCGTAACCAAGTCCGTCCAGCAACGCCGATCGCCGCGATTGCCGCCGCCGCCCTTGCCGCTCGCCGCGTAAGAGTCTCCGAGGTTCAACCAGAGCGTGCCGTTGTCGTTCAGAGTCTCTCGGGCGGCACCGAGGACGGAAGCCAGATTGGCCACGTACTCCTCTGGCGTCTTCTCGGACCCGAGTTCGCCGTCGCCGGAGTAGACCCGCAGCGACCAGTACGGAGGCGACGAGACGATGACTTGAACCCCGGAGAGCGTCGGCAGCACCTCCCGGCAATCCCCGTGGTAGATCGTCACGCCGCCCGACTCGTAGTAGGGCTTCACGCGGTCATCCTCCGCACGACAATCCCCAACCGCTCCGCTGCCGCCACCTCGGCCTCGACGCCCGGCGACGTCGACCACGCCCACAACTCATCGCAGACCGCGAGGAACGCCATCCCGCACGCGATGCCGGCCGCACGCTCCTCCGGCGTGTCCTCGTCGAGCAGGAACGGGTAGAGGACGTGCGGCGCGAACGGAGCGTGACCAGCGTCGACGACATCGCGGCAGTAGCCGACGGCGCGCTGGTAGTTATCGACCCGCTCGCCCAGCGACGCGCCCTTGAATGGCGAGGCGACAAACACCCGCTTGCGCGTGACTGCCGGCGGCGCCGCCGCCTCCACCCGCCGCGTGGCGCCGCGGTGGAGCTGATAGCACGCAGGACAGCGGTCGTGCTGCGGCTGCTCGTACCCCTTCTCGGACACCCAGCCCGAAGGGTACTCCGCGGCCGTGACGGTGAGGCCACAGTCGCGGCAGGCGACGCGGATGAGGGCGTCGTTCGGGTCGTGGCTCATGGGCGGGCCTCCTTCGCCGTCTCCCACTCCGCGAAGCAATCCCCCACGCTCTTGCCGGTCACCTGCCGCGCGTCGAGGAGGTCGCACAAGGCGTCGAGGTCGTAGCCGCGGGCCGCGAGGAGCGCCGCCGCAATACGCTCGGTCAGGTACACGCTTGCCCAGCCGAGAACGACCTTCGCCGCCATCTCCTCCGTGCCTTCGTAGAGGCCGTGCTCGAGCCAATGGTTGATGATCGTGCTAGCCTCCACGAGCGCCTCGGTGAGCGGCGCCGGGACACGGGGCTCGCTGTAGACCTCAAGCGGGAACATTGGCGTCACCTCCTACGAATCGGCCCATCGCCCGCGCCTCCAACTTCCGCGCCGCCAACCGCTTCAACCCCAGCACCCGCGCCGCCTCCTCGAGCCGCATCGGCGCCCGCCCTCCGAGTCCGTAGCGCAGCGTCAACAGCTCGCGCTCGCGCGGGGGCAGGCCCTCGAGCGCGGCGAGGCCGCGACCGGGGGCGTAGTGCGGCAACTCGACGGCCGGGGTCGTGACGGACGGGTCGTCCACGTCGTCGTAGAGTTGGTCGCAGACGTGGATGTCGGGGGCGCTGTCACGCTTGAAGAGGTACAGCGGGACGTGGACGCCGGCCGGCGGGAACTTGCGCTGCGAGATGTCCTTGAGGTTGTGCGTCACGGTCGTTCCGAGGTACGAGAGCACCGCGACCCGTCCGTCGTACCGCGTGAGCGTTTCGAGGCACAACCGAATCATCTCCGCGAACACGTCGGCGAGATACCGCCGCAAGTAGCCGCCCGCCCGGTCTATCACCGCTCTCGCCACGAACGGGGCGATGCTGCGAATCACGCGCGCCTGCGCCGCCGCGTCGCCGGCCTGCGCCCGTCGGGCGAGGTCGCGGGCCTCGTCGGCGGGGAGGATCTCGGGGGCGAGGTCGCGGAGGTAGTCGAAGAGGTCGGCGAAGCCGGAGTTGGCACGCGCTCGCGCGGCTGCCTGCGACGTGTCCGACCATTGGGTCGGTTGGGTGACGCCAGCGGTTTTACCCATTGACCGGGGCCTCGCAAGAGAGGGTTGCCCGCGGCGACGGGCCGCGGGCGAGGAAACACACCTCAGAAGGGGATGTCGTCGTCCTGAATCCCCATGGCCTGCTGCGGGGTCTGGACCGGCGGCGGTTCGGGCACCTCCGCCTTCACGGACATCGCGAGCCCGCGCATCTTCGCCGCGAACGCCTGCGCGGCCCCGCCCGTGAGCGGCGACTTCATCGCGATGCCACCGATCTTGTTCACCCAGGCGACCTTCGCCCGCTCCTTCCCCTCGTAGGTGTCGCGCTCGACCTGGAGCTCGACCTCGCACTCCGTCACGCCGTCGAGGTTCGTGAGGTCGTCGCCCTTCCAGCCGCACGCACGGAGGGACTCGAGCGTACGCTTCGCGTTCTTCGCGCCCTTCTCGGGCGTCGTGCCGTGGAAGTAGCCGTACCAAGTGATCCTGGCCCCGGCCTGATCTCCTTCGAGGATCTCGAAGAGGACGCCCACCTGCTCCTTGTTGCCGTTCGTGAGCCCGAGTGTCGCTTCGATAGCGCGCGCCTTGTAGCGCCCCGCGGGAATGTCCGGCATGTTATGCCTCCACCTGAGCGGCCTTCGCCGCGAGCCTGTCTTTGATCCTCGCGAGCGACGCCGCGTCGTTCGCCGCCTTCGTGAGCGCGTCTGCGACCCACTTGGAGATGGCCTCGTCCTTCACCTGCGCGACGAGGGCCGCGATCTCCTCGCGGAGTTTCGCCGGGTCGGACGGGCGACGGGCGTTGAGGGCCGCCGCGAAGTCCGCCCACGAGAGCGGGAGCCGCTCCGGAAGGTCGTAGCGGTTCTTCGCATCCCACGCCGCCCGCCGCTGCGTGTGAACGAAGCGGGCGCCGCTCGAGATGGCCTTCGTCTTGGCCTTCGAGTCCTCGAACGTACACGTCTCGAAGTTCGCGAAGAGAACGCAGTCGGACCACTCCTTGAGGAGTCCGCTCGCCTTGTCGTGGATCTTCAACTGCCAGCGGTCGTAGTCCTCGCCCTCCGGGTTCTTGAAGGTGCGAATGACCGCGTGCGCGAGGAGGACGATCCACATCTTGCGGTCCTTGCGGAGCCGCTCGAGGTCGGCCACGAAGAGACGCCACTCGTCGAGGGCCGCGACATAGCCCTTCCCGAAGCCGAACGCCTCGATGGACGCCTTGCCGTTCTTCTGACAGATGTGCTCCCACAGCATCGGCTCGATCCAGTCGACCGTATCGAGGACGAGCGCGCGGAAGTCGTGCGGCTCGGTCGTGAGGTCGCGGATGGACTCCCGCACGTCCGTCCAGGTGCGCGGCGCCGGGAGCCGGTGGATGTCGAGGTGCTCCGTCCCGTCCTCCGCGCAGAGGTAGACCGGGTTCGGCGCCCCCATGGCGAAGGTCGACTTGCCGACGCCCTCCGTTCCGTAGAGGAGCACGCGGAGCGGAGACTCCACCCGGCCGCTGGTCACGCCAGCGAGTCGGGACGTTCGAGCGACGGTCGCAGACGCTCTCGCCTGCCCGCCCGTCTTGAGGTCAGGGCTTGTTTGCACTTGGCACCTCTTTCGCCGTTGAGCCTTCCGGGCTCAGTTCGGGGTGAACGAAGTTCACCTTTCGGAATCGTGTCTCGTCGTCGAGTGACGCCTCGCCGCAACACACCGAGAAGTAGGAGCAGCGCCCGCCGAACCGCCGGCAGGCGTCCACGTTCTTCGGTGCACGCCCCGCGATCTCGCTCTCGCGCATAGTGCGGGCAAGGTCCCAGGTATCGCGGGCGTGCTCCTCGAGTTCCTTGTTCAGCCGCACGACCTGGAAGCGGGCATAGAAGCGGTTGGGGTCCTCGGCGATCGCCTCGACGCAGCGCGCCTCATACTCGGCCGGTGTCTCCGGCGCGGCGCGACGGGAGTTCACCTCGAGCGGGCGGATGGTCGGCTTCCGCATCACGTCGTAGATGCACCCAGCCGGCTCGAAGCCGAGGCGTCGGGCGCCCTCGTAGTATGTGGACACCTGCCCGTCGAGGCGGATGTTCAGTGCGTAGTCCCCGCCCGCCGAGATGTCGTCGCTCGTGGTCTTGTGCTCGACGATGTAGACGAGCCCGTCGCGGAGGTCGCGTGCGACCGCATCGAGTTTGCCGCCGAGCTTCCACGTTCGCGAGGGAGCGCGCGTGTCGGGGTTGCGGAGCGACGCGACCGGGACCTCACGCTCGACCGCGAGCACCTCGAGCGGCTCTTCGATCCAGCGGGCTTGATAGCCGAGCATCATCGCGCGAGCTCGGGCGAGGTCGAATGGGTCCGCCTCGACGGCCTCCGCGAACACGGCGAGGGCGTCTTGGAGCCGGTCGCCGTGCGATCCCCACCATGCAGCCAGGGACTTGTGGACGAACGTCCCGAAGCGTAGGGCGGCTCCGTTCTCGACGGGCCGAATGCCGCGCTCGTAAGCGAAGTGGTGCTCGCGCGGGCAGCGGCGATAGGTCCGCAGCCGAGACGCCGTGAGAACGCGGGTCCAGTCGGTTGCCGGCGCTTCGTTCGCCTCCTCCCGCCCCCGTTCCGCCTCCGCGTCGTCCACGGCCCCCTGCTCGCGGACGGTGAGGGGCGGCGTAATCATGTCAGCGACCACGGCCGCGTAGCCAAGACCCCCGATCCACTCCGGGTCCGAGGTAGCCGCGGGCGGCGCCACGACAGGCACGCCGTCCGCGACCGAAGGCGGCTCCGAGGGAGAGGGCGGGGCCGCCGGGGGGAGAGAGGTAGTGAGTCTGGCCGGATTCGGACCGGCATCGATCTCCTCGGGAGCAACCCCGAGGGCGACACTCCCCACGACGAAGCCGGGCCCGGCCGCGTCGCAAAGAGCCGGGGGACCGCCCGTCTCAGATATAGGGGTGTCCCCGCCGTCGTCCCGTGCGGCCTCGCGGGGTCCAGTCGCGAGGTCAGCACTCCCCTCTACGCGAGGGGCGGCGGGGATGTGAATGTGGGGTGCGGGTGCGTCCGGCATGAACCCGGCGATCGTCGAGCCGACGTAATCGCCCCATGCGCCTTCGGGCGAGTAGGTGGCCTCCGGCTCGATCGACGAGCCGTTCGGATTTCCCGAGGCACCATCCCGGGTCAACCCCGCCGCGTGCGGGGACGCGGAGGCCGTGTCTTGGACGAGTTGCGCTTCGACTTCGGCGACGGTTGGCACCGGCCCGTCTACGAACCCGGCGCAGAGGCACATGATCGCCGAACCCTTCTCCTCGGGCGCGAGACAGCCGCCGCCCGCGTCGGTGTGCTTGCTCTTGGAGTGCTTGCAGCGGGTGCATCGCTTCGCTCCGGGTCGCGTCCGCTTCACGCGCGGCGCCTCCGCGCTGAGGTTCAGCCGCACCGTGGCACCCGTCGCGTCGCGCTCGACCTCGGGGGCGACTGGCGTCAGCCCGGCGACCAGTTCCGCCTCCGTCTCGGCGCCCGGCCACTTGCCGACAATGGCGGCGACGGGGTTCGGCGTCGCGTCGCCCTCCATGACGCGGAAGAACCCCGCTCGCGCGAGCCGGTCCGCGATCTTCACCGCCTCCGCCGAGTCGCCGCGGGCGTGCGCCGCGCGGTAGCGGGTGATCGTCTCGTCCATGTCGGCCGGGTCGAGGGCCGCGAGGACGGGGCCTGTGCGGGCGAAGCGGATGTCGCCGGAGTAGGTGCTCACGAGGCCTGCCCTCCGAGTGCATGGATGATCACCGCCACCGCCACGAACACCGACACGACCGCAATCGCGAGAGCGATGGCCACGCTGAACGCGAGTCCCTCAGAGTGCAGGGTTGCGTCCGGCTTACCCTGCCCGCCCTTCACCGGGCACCGCCACGAGTCCGCGGACGACGACCCGCGGTCGCCGGCCTCACGGCGCTTGCGCGCGGCGCGACGGGCGAGGGCCTCCGCGTAGTCGCGGGGCGGGCGGTCGGAGGCGGGGTGGCCGCGGGCGGTCACGGGAGCGCCTCCCACACAGGCGCCATCGGGTAGTGCCGGCGCACGATCGTTGCGGCGCGCGAGAGGATCTTCCTTCGCGTGGCGTCGTCGGCGTAGGCGGCGTAGGCGGCGGCGTAGGCGGCGGCGTCGGCGGCGTAGGCGGCGGCGTAGGCGGCTTCGTCGGCCTCGGCGGCGGCGTAGGCGGCGGCGCACGTTTCGTTCCGCACCGCGCGAATGTCTTCTAAGTCCGCCCGCCGATCGACGTACTCGCTAACGATGTGATCGCAGAGCGCGATCTTCGTCGCCAAGTTCCCGTCGCGCACGAACGGCCACGCAAGCCGAGCGACCTCGCGGCAGCACGCGACAAGAGCGCGCCGCGAGTCCGAATCCGGCGGTCCAGCGACGCGTCCAAGCATCCAGAGCAGCCAGTCGCCTCGTGGGCATCTGCGCCACGCCGTAGCAGCGTCCGGTTGCGTCGAGAGCCATTTGCGCGCTTCCTCGCACGCGCCGAGGCGCGCAAGGGCCTCTACCGCCTCGCCGGTTCCTGTCGTCGTCTGAATCATTTGATCGCCTCCCTCTGCCACTCGACCACCTCGGCGTAGGCCAACTCCCGCTCGTCCAGCGCCTCCCCAAACGCCACGAGCCGCTCCTCGTAGAACCGGCTCAGGACCCCGCACGCCCGCCACGCGGCGTAGGTCCGCTCGACGGCCTGCTGACGGGCGGCGTACGTCGCAAGCGCGGCGTCGACCCGCGTCACGGGCGGGCGCGGGGTGGGGGTGGCGAGGGACTGCGTGGCGTAGGCGCGAAGGGGCTTCCACATGTTCTCCCCCTTTTATGATCGGGCAGGAACGGATCAGGACGCGGCGCCGGTGCCCGGCATGGGTTTCATGAGCCCGAGCACGTCCCGCTTGCGCATCCGCACGAGCTTGCGCTTGCCGGTCCCGATCCGAAAGGACGGGACCACACCCTCCGCGACGTACTTCCGAATCGTGCGTTCGCTGAGGCCGGTGATCCACACCGCGTCTTCGACCGTGATGAACGCGGTCGCGTCTTCCTCCGACGGGGGCGATTCCGGTGTGCTTGTCTTGCGGGTCATTTTTGCATCCTCCGCGCATGATTATGCATAGTCGTTCGTGAATAGTCAAGAACAAAATTTCATGAATTTGCATGCTCAGGGGGACAAGGGGTTACGCTTGCGGAGGCATGGGCAGGAAGGTAACGAGCGAACCAATCGGGCCCTTCGGCGGGTTCAACAAAGAGACGTGCTTCGCAGTATGAACAGCCGTTGACCGCCTGAACTACTTCCACGGATACCCGCCCCACCTGCCGCCGATCGACTCCCCGCGCCAGTCCTCGGGCGGCGGCGCCGGGGACAGGTGACGGTCGTAGAACTGGCAGGCCGGGTTCGGGCACCGGATCAACTGGAAGAGCAACAGAGCCCCGGGCGCCCCGCAGAAAATGCACTTCGCCCTGATCTCGCGGTCCTCGCGCCTCACCACGGCCGAATCCCCTGCGCGACGAGCCACCGCCGATCCCCGCGCGTGAGCCGGCGCATGGCTCGCCGCTCGACCCGTTGCCAGAGCGCCGCGGCGAGGGCCCAGAGGAGGACGCCGGCCGCGGCGAGGACGACCGCGCCGAGGCCGCCGAGGACGAGCAGGACGACGGACGAGCCTGCGTAGAGGAGGGCCTCGAGCATGACTCACCTCCTACCCTGTGCGGCGGCGGTCCCGGTGGCCGAATCCGCCGCGCGATGGCGTTTCCCACCAGCGCCCCGGCGGGGCAGTTGCGTAAGTGTATGTGGCACAGGGACAAGAATTTTGTATCCGCGGGGCTTGACTTGGGTCGGATATTGGATACAATAAGGGCGTGAGGACGAACGGAAACGAGGAGGGACGAACGATGCGTATCCCGGTGGTCTACGTGGGTTATCCGGACAGCAGGCTCGGTGTGCTGACCGACGAGAGCGCGGCCTCGTCTTATGGGCAGCTCGTGTTCGTCGCGGACGAGAACGGCGCGGCCTACGGCCCCGGCGACAAGGCCGTCGAAGTCGGGTACATGCACAAGGTCGCGGGCGTCGCCTACAGCGCCGAGCAGTTGGCGCGCGTGTCCGAAGAGATCATCGACCGCGAGGTCCGCCCCGATCTGTTCGGCGCGCCGCAGACGCGCTGGTGCTTCGGCGCCTCGTTCAAGACGGCGGAGCAGCTCGCGGAAGTGGCCCGGCGCCTCGGCAAGCCGATCGCGCGGAACCACTAAGAGAACGGCGAACGATAGGAGGGGACGATGAACCTGAAAACCACCCGTAGTGGCGCGTCCGTGAGCATCACAGCCAAGGACGCTGTCCCGCTCGCGTGCCTGCTCTCTCACGCGGCGCGCGGCGACATCTCCTACGACGACGCGACCCGGCGCCGCGCTCTCGTGATCCTGCACCAGTTGGCCGCCATCTGCGAAGGGCTCGATGGGGACGCGGACGCCTATCTGCACACGGCGTCGGGCCTCTATTCGGACGCCGAGAAGCACCGTCTCCGCGAGGCGTACAACAAGGCCCGCCGAACGGTGGACCCGGGGTACGCGCCCGAGGAAGAGGCCGCCCGTGGGTAGGGGCCGCCCGAAGCTCGCCCCCTCCGAGGGCCCCGGCCCCTCCGCGAAGGTCCAGACGCGCGTCCCGGCCCCCGTCGCCGCCGCGCTCGAGCGGGAGGCGGCCCGGCGGGAGACGACGGTCGGGGAGGTCGCGCGCCGGGCGCTCGCGCGGGCGGCCAAGATGATCGAGGCGAAGGAACAGAAGGAGGCAACCCCAGTCTGGACATGCAAGCCCGATCCGACGCTCAAGCCGCTGAACCCTCGCAATCCGTACTTCTACCGCGCAGACGGAAGCGAGCGGACGACGAAGGAAATCTTCGGCCTCGTCGCCGAGGCGCGGGCGGGGCACCGGGCCGGGATGTCGACCGAGGAAGTTCGCGAGAGGGCTCGGGGGAAGCCATGAGGTCATCCGACATGCTCCCCGATCTCCCTGAACCCGCACCCTACGCATTCCGCGGCCAGGAACCGCCCGTCGAGGCGCTCCGTCGGCGGGCTCCGCGGGTTCAACTGCGTGAGGACTTGCTGGCGCACGATCAGGTTTGCCCGTCCGCAGTAGGGGCACGATCGCGCTTGGTGCTGCACGCGGAACGCGTCCTCGGGGCTCACGGCGGCACCGGGCCCACGGGCGAGTATTCGCCCCATTGCGGCGGGTCACACGTCGCGTCGCAGAACCCGCAGAGCGACGGCGGGTGAATCGGGCAGCACGCCTGCTTGGCAGCGAGGCCGACGAGGCGGCCGTCCTGAATCACGGCGGACCCGCTCGCGCCCTTGTAGGGCCGCCAGCCGTCGAACTGCCGCGAGGGCCACCCGTGGAGCCGGACGCCGTGCTGGCCGGCGAGGGTGACGATCATCGCCCATCCGCCAGTCCCGAACGGCGAGGCCCCCTGCGGCGTTCCGAGCGGGATCCACGCGGGGAGGTCGTCCGCGGTCTTGAGGAGACAGCCCCCGAAGTCGTCGTCGCGCCAGAGGAGCATCCGCGCCTCGTGGGCGCCGGTCGCGTTCGCGATCCAGTAGACGTCGCCTCGCTCGTGACGGTGGCAGACGTGGCCGCAGGTTATGACGAGCCGTGGCCCGATCGCGATGCAGGAGCCCCACGTCGCGCCGTCCCACGGGCCGCCGAGGCGCCTCGAGACGACGCGATCGAAGAGGCCGTAGACGGCTGCCTGCGCGTGGGCGCGGTCGAAGCCTGCCGGGGTCGGCGCCGGTCGCGCGAGCGTTGCCGCGCACCCGCCGAGGAGCGTCAGCGCGAGGAGCAGGGCGGCCCTCACGCGCCCCTCGCGACGACGAGCCGGTGAGAGTGGACCTCGACGTAATCGCAGCCCTTGGCCGGGCAGGCGTAGCGGTAGAACGGGGTCGCAAGGTCAGCGTCGTCTCGGGGCAGTTCGCCGGGGCCGCGGGCCCAGACGACGTAGGGGTGAAGTTTCGTCGCGGCGACCGCGCGATGCCCGTCATCCTCTGCCACGGGCACCCAGCACCACGGGCAGTAGAGGTCGACGTACCTTGGAACCCCTGGCACGGCTGCCTCCGTCAACGGTGATCGGCGATCTCCTGAATCCAGCCCTTGACGAGCAGACGCCGGCGCGGGGCCGCGACGCCCTTGTCGGTCATCTCGTTCGTGGGTTCGAGGAAGATCAGGAACACGTCGAGCGCGTCCTCGAAGATCAGCCCCGAGTAGGTGGGCTCGCGCTCGCGATAGACCCGGGCGGCCGTGTCGACGACCTCGCCCTCGGCGCGCATCGTGACGTCGTAGAGAGCCCCCTTCACCAGCGGGCACGACATAGCACCCCCTCCTATTCAGCCTCCCAGAACGGCGCGGCCCGCAGCTCCTCGAGCTCGCGCCGCGTCTCGACCGTGTTCCACTCGAACGCCTCCGCCGGCCACACGAGGTAGGCCGGCTCCCCGTTCGGCGCCGTCGTCGCCTGCACGCTAAGCGGTCGGAGCGCCGCCGCCCGGGGCCGCCGGACCGTCACCACCGGCGGAACCGTCGAGCAGCCGGCGGAGACGATCAGCGCGAGCAGGGCCAGGAGGCAGAGCGTGCAGCGCGGCCAGTTCGCGCGCCGCTCGCTCGGCGATCCGGGCGCGTTCGTCCGCGTACCTCTCTTTGAGCCGAGCCGCATCGAGGGCCTCCTTCGCGTCGTCGATCTTCGCTTGCGCGTCGCGGAGCTTCGACCCCTGCGCGAGCAGCCACGCGGCCCCGCCGAGGAGCACGAGGAGCAGGACCGCGAGGGCGACGAGGTCGGCGGTCACTTCTTCTCGGCGACCGCCGCCGCTTCGTTCTTGGCGCCGACGCGCGCGAAGATCGTCCCGAGTCCGGCGAGGATCGCCGTGACGCCCTCACCCGTCTTGCCGTCCGCGAGGAGCAGGAGCCCGCCGATGATCGTGCCGGCGCCTGCGATGTACGACCGATAGCCACTGAGAAAGCTCATGGTTTCCTCCGTTCGATTTCGAGAGTCCGCACCCGATCCTCGAGCCGCTCGAGCTTCGTCGTGAGGCCCGAGGATTCGAGGATCGAGAGTCGCACGTTCATGGCGTCGAGTTTCGACGACACCGACCGCACCTCGCTGCCGACCCACGCCAGGGCGAGCGTCGCCAACGTCGTGAGCCCCCATGAGACGGCCTTGTCGATTCGCGGGTCGCGGCCATTGCCGTTCGCGGCCCGGCGGATGGCGTCCGTGACGCTGGGGTCGGGCTTGGGGACGTGGTCGGTCATGGGTGCGAACCTCCTAACCTATGCGGCGGGCGTCGGGGCGTCGCTCACGTCTTCAGCCGGATCGCCTTCGTTCCCGTCGAGGTCCGCACGTAGACGTGGCTCGCGTTCGGGTCCGTCGTCTCCACGAGGTAGCACGCATACGTGACCGCTCCCTTCCGCATCTTCGGAACGCCGCCCATGCCGGCCGCCGCGTCGGCCTCAGCGACGAGGCAAAGCTCCTTCACGGCCGCGTTGTAGAACGGTGTTACCGGATCGCTCGTCCGGTTCTCAATGCGGAAGCTTGTCGCCTGCTGATCGGCGAAGCTCACGCTGCCATCCGGTGCCGTGATACCGTTCAACTTCGGCAGGTCGCCGGCACCGTGCGTGTGGCTCGACGCTGCCTTACCTGCGAGGTCGCTTACGAGGCTCGTCACGTCGCTTTCCGGGTGCGTGTGCGCGGTCGGGGCGCGCGCGTCCGATAGCCGCGAGTCGGTCCCGCCGCATGCCTGCGTGGCACCAGCGCCGAGCGTGCGGAGAGACCCGGTACCGGCCGCGGCATCGACCGCCATCGCGTCGTTACCGCCGGGCTGATGCGTAGTCGCATGTGGGCTGCTTCCACCGGTGGCGGCTGCCGTCCACTGCGCTCCGTCCCACATTTTCAGGACCGGCGGGGCCTGAGACGTGTCGAGCCATTGTTGCGACGAACCCGACGGTGGAGACGGGGGCGTTATGCTTTGTATGTAGTCGATCATGAGGTCGTCTTTCTTAGAATCGCGACTCCAGCGCCGCCGTCTCCCCCGTCGCCGCCTCTGCCGCCAGAACCACCGTTACCGCCGTCCCCACCGTTGAAGCCTCCTCCTACGCCGCCGTTGCCGTGGATGCCCTTCGGCCCCGCCGCGCCGCCCGTCGCGCCGACCCCACCGATGCCGCCGTTCGCTCGGATTGCGCCGGCGCCCGCCGTCCAGCCACTCGTGACGGCTGCGCGGACGCTGACGAAACCGCCTCCTCCGCCGCCGCCGCCGCCGCCGCCTCCTCCTCCGCCGCCGCCGCCCTTTCCTCCTCCTCCGCCGCCCTTTGCGATTTCTCCGTCAGTGCCGTTCTGCCCGGTTCCCCCAATCGTGCCAACATTGCCGTTCGTTCCAGCGGCGCCATCCGCGACGATAGACGCGGACGCGCCGCCAACGATGGTGCCGCACTCAATAACGATGATCCCACCACCGGCCCCAGCAGCGCCGCCGGAACCGAACGCGCCGCCAGCCCCGCCAGTAGTTCCTCCGATTCCGAATCCTCCACCAGCCTGCGCTCCGTTGCCTCCGTTACCGCCCGATGATCCAGCTACGCCCGACGTTCCAGCCGATCCGGCACCACCAGGCACCGCACCGAGAAGTGCCGCGTCGTCGAGGTCGGTATGCCAGGATTCCGCCCCAATCACCTCTCCACCGGCCGCCCCGTCTGCGCCGGTCGTTCCAACACTGCCTGCTGAACCAGGATTCCCTGCCGCACCTCCTGCGCCGAGCGCACCGCCAGTCGCATTGGTAGTCACCGCTGCGGCGGAGGCCGCCTTCACGGCGTCGTAGACGCCCTCGAGCGTGGGCTGAGAAGAGGCGGTGCTGTTGTCGGTCGTGTCGGAGCCTACGACGCCATTAGATCCACCCGACACACCGTCTGCGCCGCCGCCGCCGCCGCCGCCGCCGCCGCCGCCGATCGCCCCAGAGCCACCTGCGCCGCCGCGCGCGATGCAGCGCTTCGTCGAGGAGGTCGCGGTCGTGTAGCCCTTCCCGGTCGCGCTGATCGAAGCCGTCCCCTCGAGCGTCAGCGTGCCGGTGACCTTCAGGTGGAGCGCGCGCCCGGTGTCGTGCGTGAGCGTGACGCCGGTGTTGATGGTGATGTTTCGATACCGCTTGACCCCGTTCCAGGTCGTGTTCCCGCTGATCGTGACGTCGGTCCCGTCGGCCTCGTCGCCGCCGAAACTGGCGACGCGGACGTTCGCATCCGGAAATGCCGCCTCACGCTCCGCCGTCGCCGCGTGCGTCAGCTTGACGTAGAACCCCGTCTTGGCCTTCCACCGGAAGTCATCATCGACGTCGAGCCCGCCCCGGACGTCGACGTCGGCCCCCTCGAAGAATCGCGTTTTCTCCCGAGCGTCCCAACCGTCCTTGACCTCGGCGTCGCCCCGCCGACCGAGCCCCTTCCCGGTCGACGAGCCGCGTCGCAGCCCCGACTCGCCGGTCGCATACCGGGTGACGATGTCCTCGCCACGCACGTTGCGGCCGAGGGCCCGCTCGGGGAGGAAGTCGGCCCCGACCCGCTCCACGGTTTTCTTCCCGCGCCGGTCCTGCGTGATCATGTGCGGCACGTCGAGGGCGTCCCCGTTGCGCGCGAACTCGCGAATGTGGACGACCGTCCCGGGGTCGAGCTTCGCCGGGTCGACCTTGCTGCGCGGCTGCGTCGGGAGGCGTAGGCCCGCGTTGTCGATCGCGCTCGCACCGAACGGGTGGAGGTGGTTCACCCACGCGACGAGTTGGTTCAGCTTGCGAATAATCGCGTTGTCAACGTCCCAATTCGTGTGGAAGCGGTTGAAGTCGCAGCGGTCGAAGAGCGGGATGCCGCCGCGCGGCACGACCGACGCCGAGCGGTGGAACGGCCCGCCGCCGAGCCGCATGCGCTGGTCCGATTCGGCCGTCATTCCCACCGGCCGCGGCGGCTGGATCGCGGTCATGCCCGCGGTCGGGTGCTCGCGTGCGAGCGTCGTACCGGGGGCGCCTGCGACGAACGGGACCGGCTCGCCGAGAGGGGGCGTCGTCTTGAGGCCGAGGCTCGGGACGACCGGGAGCCGGCTCGACATGCCGGAGCCGCCCATGCCCCCCGCGCCGCCCGTAGTCGGCGTCGTCGCGTCGACCGGGCCCGAGGTCTTCGGGGTCGTCGTCTCGGGTGGGGGCTCGTCGCAGGGGGTCAGTTCGCCGTCGCCCGGTTGCTTCGCTGCGCCGCCGATCGTCGTCCCGGTGTCCGAGCCGACACCGTCGGACGCGCCACTCGAGCCGCCGCCGGTCGTCTGCCCGATCGGGTTGAGGCCGATCACCTCGCCCGTCTTGGGGTCGTATTGCGGCTCGGAGATCGGCGGGCCGTCGTGCTTCCCCTCCGGCGGCGGGTCCGGAGTCTTCGGGTCGCTGCCCCCGCCCGCGGGCACGCGCGAGCGGTTCGGGCAGACGGGGCGCCAGAGCCCGCCGAACTCGATGAAATGGCCGATCATCCACGAGTCGCCCATCACCTCGACATCGTGCGCCGGCTCGACGAAAGGCGAGTCGAAGGCGAGCGGATAGCCCTTGTCGCCGTAGGCGCCGAAGAGCATCGAGAGCCGCCCGCCCGTGACCGGCTCGCCCGCGGGGAGGCCCATGCGGTCCGCGATCGGGGGCGGGGTCGGCAGGAGCGAGCGGAGGTCGACCTGGTCGCCGATGACGATCCCGCCGCCGCCGGGGCCACCGGCCCCACCCGGGCCGCCTGCGCCGCCGTTCCCGCTCGCGTTCGCGGCGCTCGAGCCGATCGGGTTCCCGAAGGCGTCCGTGACCGTGAGCGACTCGCCCGGCTCTACCGCGATCCCGAATCCAAGAGCCCCGCCGCCCGAGCCGAACACCGGGATGACGACCGTCCCGGGGGCGATCGGCGCGTTGGAGCCGGTCGCGCCAGAGCCGGCCGAGACGGAGGCGTTGAAGGGGTTCGTGGGCGTCCCGGCCATGCCGACCGGGATGACGACGGCCCCCGTCCGCTTGTCGATGTAGGCCCCGAACGGGTCGGAGGGCGTCCCCGCGAAGCCGATCGGGATCATGGTGACGGACGCGGTCCGGTTGACGAGGTCGATCAACGGCGCCACGGCCGCGCGATATCGGTCGCGGGCCGCCGCGAGGGCCGCGCGCGCGTTCCGGAGCGCGTCCGTCCGCGCGTCGGTCGACGCGGCCATGTAGTCCCGCTCGGCGCGGCCGACGGCGGCCTCCGCGGCGCGGACCTGGGCTGCTGCGGCGTTCGCGGCGCCGGCGAGGCGGGCGATCTCTTGGAGGCGCTGTTGCGAGGTCTGCGCGGTCGCGCGGCGCGACTCGGCGCGGTCGGTGACGGCGCGCTTCGCCTTGTCGAGTGCGGTTGCGGCCTTTGCGCGCACGTCGCGCGCCGCGTCGACCGCGGCCTGTGCCTGCTTGATCGCCGCCTGTTTCGCAGGGTCGTTGTCGGAGAGCGCCTCCGCCTCGCCGAGCCGCTTCACGGCGTCGTCAATCGCGGTCTGCGCCTTCGTGACCGCGTCCTCGAGCGCGGGAATCCCCGACCCCCCCGCCGCGTGCCCGGCGCCGCCAGGGCCAGCCGAGCCGTCGTCGCCCGCCTCGCCGGTCGTGATCCGGTGCGAGGAGTCGCCCGCGTCCTCGGTCGTCGTCGCGCTGTCGCTCACACCCGACGGGAGCGTCCCCTCGCCGAGCGTCATCGGCGCGAGCGCGTCCCCCGCGCGCGTGCGCACCTTCACCTCGCCGCCGGCGAACGACTCGGACCATGCGAGCGAGCCGCCGCCCGTGACCGGCTTCCCGAGGTCCGCGATGGCCTTCTCGGTCGGGTCGTTGCCGAGGATGCACGCCTGCCCGTCCACGACGGCGAAGAGGTCGCTTGCCGGGGCGGAGCGCGCGATTTGGCACGTCTCCGCGCCATCGCCTTCGACCTGGACGAGCGGCGTCGAGAGGTTCTTGATTTCCTTCTGCTCGTCGAGGCGGAGGGTGGGGTACTCGCCGCGCTGTGGCTCCTGCGCGCGGTCCTTGTGGATCGTGAGGGTGGGGAGGGCGAGGCGCTCGGGCGGGCTCTTCGTCGCGCGGTCGCTGACGGGCCCGGTGATTCCCGGTGCGTCCGCGACCGGATAGCGGACCGGTATCTCGGCGAAGGGAACCGGGTGAGCGCGGATGATCGCCGAGGCACCGCCGGTCGTCGGGTCGCGTTCGACAATCCAGATTTTCGTGACCGAGAGCCCGTTGCGGAGCAACCCCGGGTGTGGCGCCGGGGTGAGGTCGGCCTGGGGGACGAGGTCGCGCTGGATCTCGCTATACTGCTTGTCGAGGCTCATGCGCCGCTCCCCGGGTCAATGACGAGGTTCGATTCGCCATGCGGCTTCACGCCACGAATCTCGGTCTTCTCGTAGGCGCGCGCCTCGATGGTCCGCTCGACGCCGACGGTCCAGGTTGTCTTCGCGAGTCCGCCCTCTACCGCCCACCCGACAAGCGGGATGCCGCCCGTCACCGTGATGGGCCAGAAGGTCAGGCTCTCGCCTTCCTCGCCCTTGGTCTGATTCGCTGCACCGAGGTCGTGGCGCATGATGTCGATCGACTGCGAATCCAACTCCCCCCGATTGGTCGAGACTGCCGCCGCGGCGGCGGTGCGCGTGTCATTGTCGATCGAGGCGTACATCCGGAAGTCGGTCTTGACGACGCGCGGATAGAGTTGCGCCGAATTGGCCGGTTCCTTACCGCCCGGGTTCAATTGGCGCGGCTCTCCGTTCGGGCCGAGTTCTCCGAGGAAGGAATAGCAATCCACATAATCCGCGGCCTTGTCGATCGCCGGTTCCGACGGCTCGCCGTTCGCCGCGCGAGCGTCGGGCGTCGATTCGTAAGCGAAGAGGATGCGGACACGCGGATGAGGCTCCAGAACGCACGATTCGGCGAGCGAAAGGCCGAAGCTCTCCACGCCTCGTTTCTCGGCCTTCTCCCTTCCCTCTAATTTGAGGAAGCCGTTCTCTGCCTTCAGAGTGAACCCGCCACCGGTGCTATCCTTCGCCGGCGTCGTCGTCGGGAATCGTTCGCTACCCGTCGCGATGGATCGGATGCACCCAATCGGGAAACTGAACTGCACGACACCCTCGGCCGCGACGATCTTCCACTGTGACGAGTTGATGGGTGCGACCGGGCGATTGCAGAGTCGAATCTCCGCCCGCTCCGATGTGGCGGCCCTGCGACGCAAGCTCTCATCGAACCGCAACGCCTCTTCGCGGAAGGCCGAGAGCCGGCGCTGTTGCTCCTTCAGGTAGTCTAGGATCGTGACAAAATCGGATCGCCGACTGCCCTTCTCGTTGAGTATGATGTCGTTGATCTTGAGCACCTTGCGCGAGTCGAGGCCGGTGAAATGGCCAACGAACTGCGTGAGCGTCCGTTCCGCCGGGCCCAAACCTGGACCGAGGGCTTGGGTGGCGAGGTTGAATGCGATGTTGATTCCCTGCTGCTGCTTCGCCGCCAGTTGATCGCCCGTCGCAATGGCTAACTCTAGCGCCGCGAGGCCGAGGTCGTAATACGCGATGACCTGATTAGCCTTCACCTCGTCGTAGGTATCGGCCCACACAATCGGGCCCCGGCGTCCTCCGCGGACGGTTGCTTCCGCCCGCAACGGGAGCATGGGCAGGAAGCCCTTCAACTCCGGTGGGACCCTGAACCACTTGAAGGCCCATCGCCGCATCTCGTCGGCCGCGAACGCGGATACGCGCTGGCCCCTGACGGTCCATCCGTTCTGCTGGTCGCGCGGGAGTAACACCCAACGCGCAGCGTCGAAGATGGTAAAGCCGAACGGAATCAATGCTTCATCGAGCGGTCGTATGTCGCCGTCCCGTTCGCCGCATGGCTCGAGTTCGATCTCCACCTCGCGGATGATCGGCTTCCCGAGGATACGCACCGTGCGCGGCGCGAGGTTGTGATTCGTCCGCCGCGTGCGGTTCACAGTCGCGGGGTCGATCGTGACAGCACCCTTCGCTGTCGGGAAGTTGAGCGAGAGCGTCTTGATTCCCTGCTCCGCGACCGAGGGGCGGCCTGAATTGAACCGCCAGATGGCGTAGGTGTCGCTGATCGGATCGTAGGCGCCGCGGAAGTTGAACGCCGAGAGCAGTTCGGCCATGACCTGCGCGGCGAGTTGTCCCGTCTTGAACCGCATGTTGACGGGCTCGATCGCCTCGGCCGCTTTCAACTCGGTCGCGTCACAGACAAGCGACAGGTTTCCAGGGAGGCGCGAGAGGCAGAGGCGGACCATGTCGGCGAGCGTGTATGGCTTGCCGAAGCGCGTACTTCCGGGCTCCACTTCGCGTCTGGCTACCGTCGTCCCCGGGCGCACGGTGAGCCCCTTGCGATCCGACGTGAGGATGTTGTATTCGCCGTAAATGTCGCCGCGCGTGCCCCAGAGGCCGGTAACGGACATGAGCGTCAGCCGCACCGTGCCGCGGTCGCGCAGCTCGTCCGAGCGCGTCACGTCCTCGATGCCGCCGTCCGAGATGTAGATTTGCGGCAGCGTGATCGTTCTCTCGTGCTTGAAGATGAGCGGCCCACGAATCAGGAGCCCGGAGCGCAGGATCTTTGCCTCTCCGCCCACGGCTCCCGGCGTCCCGCGCGCACCTGTGCCACCTCCGCCTCCGACCGGATGAATCGCCCACGGGTTCCCGCCGATGAGACGGTCGAAATCCGCTTGTGTGATGACGATGTGTCCAGTCCCGGCGCCGATTCCGAATGGTTGCCGGAATGAGGCTTCGTGACTCGGGAAGCCTTGATACGTGACGGTCGGCTCGATCGCGGCCATCAGTCGAGCCTCCCGACGTAATCGGGGTCGCCCGAGAAGGAAGGCGAGGCGAAGATGACACTCGTCACCTCGTCGGCCGACGGCGGGTCCTTGCGGAAGGCGTAGAGCCGCGACGCCCGGCGGACATACTTGTCGGCGGAGCGGGTGTCGGCCTCGCCGCCGTCGAGCTCTGGGAACGTCTCGTCCGAGTCGTTCGGCTGGAGGTTCTCGGGCCAGAGCGGGATCGGGAGCGGGATCATCGACAGGGCGGTGACGTTGACCGCGTAGACGGTGATCGTCTCGCGGACCGTCAGCACCTTCCGCGGCGCGAGCGTCTCGTAGGGGATGTGGCCCTGGATGTCAGTGAATAGGCGATTCTGCCCGCCGCCAGAGAAGGAAAACACGCGGCGCATGGACGTGATCCGAGGGGCGCCAGAGTGCCGTGGCGTCGTCCGCGGCTCACGCTTGACGTAGGTCGCCGTCGCCGTGAGGGCGTCGAGGTTTTGCCGCTCGCTCACGACGCGGAAGAGCGAGCCGGACGGCTTCACCGTGCGCGCGGCCGTGAGCGCGCCCGCGCTCGAGGTCCCGCCCGCCGTGACGCTGACGGTCGTCACCTTGCCATCTTCGCCTTCGACGACTTCCGAGGCGTGCAGCCACGAGGTCGCGGTCGACGGGAGGGACTCGCCCGACTCGCGCTGTACCTGCCGGTACGTCGCGATCGTATCCTCGGCGTAGTTCTCCTCGCGGATCTCGAGGCCGTTGTCTCCGCCCGTCTCCATGACGTAGGCGGCGCCGAGGCTCGCGGGCGCGCGGGCCTGCGCGGAAGTGAGCGCGCTCGTCCCAGGAACCGTCTCGATGCGGCCCTCGAGCGTCTGCGTCAGGAGGCCCTGAGCGTCGTAGCTGTAGGTGATCCGCTCCTCGATGCGGACGATGTTCGTTCCCGCGCTGGCAAGGAGTTTCTTGCCGACGATGACGATCGTGCCTTCCCAGAAGGACGACCATGCGCCCTTTCCGCCTGGGGCCTCGAGCGACTTCACCATGAGTTGATGGTGCGTCGTCGTGTTGATCTCGTAGGTGGTAGAACCAGCGGTTTTGAACTTCACGGAAGAAACGGGCGTCGTGCCGTTTCCGAGCAACGCATGGAGCGTCGAGAAGTCGCCGGTAACGCTCGACGGGGTCGCGCTCTGGTAGGCCGCCCCGCGGAGTGTCCAGATTTCGATTTCCTCGGTGGGAAGCGCAGGCGAGACGCTCTCGTTATGCGTCCACGCGATGCTACGATCGAACTGCGGCTGCACGTTGAACGTGTAGGTCGAGGAGCCGACAATTTCGAGCGTGTTCGCCATGACCGGCCGCTACCTCCGTAACTGCTGGAACTGGCCGTCGTAATCGAGCCGGGCCGCGTGGGCCTGCGCCTCGCTGATGTCGGCCGTGCGCCGAAGAAGAGCCTGTCTCACGCCTTCGTAGGCGGCCTTGGCGGCACGCTCGATGTCTCCGTCCTTCAGCGCCACGTTGATTTGCTGGTTGATCTCGGTCTTGCTCTTGTCCTCGTCGTCCTTCGAGAGCCGGCCGACGATCTCGCCGACGAGCGTCGCGATGAGGCTCACGCCCGCGCCCGCGAGGCCGCCGAACGCAAGGCCCGTTGCGCCGGCGCCGATGACGTTTCCCGCCGCGCGCATGAACGGGTTCTCGGACGCCGAGCCGATGCGGTTGAAGACTGAGCCGAGTTGCATGGCCCCCTGCTTCAGCGCGTTCGCCTGCCCCGCCGCCCCGCCGAACGCGGACCCCATGCGCGTCGCGGCGGCCCCGGCGGCACTCGCGGAGGCCGCGGCCTTGTCGAGCGAGCCCGCGATCTGCGAGCCGGCTTGCGAGGCTTGCTGGAAGCCGCGGGCCTGCAGGTCGAGGATTGCCTTCTTCACGAGCGCGATGGCGGAATCTCCTTCTGCGCCTGCGCGCGCATGGCCTCAGCCGCGAACCTGTCCAACTGCTCGAACCAGAACACGAACACCGCATCCTGATCCTCGAGCCCGCCCGCTCGCGGCCACGAGTGCCGCGCGACCCCTCCGCAGAGTCGCCACGCGCGGACGATTCGCTCGGCCTCGTCGGTCGACGGCTCGCCCGCGAGAGCGGCCAGTACGGCGGACACGGCCTCGTCCGTGACGACGATCTCGCCGCGGGCGACCGCAAGACCGAGGTCGTATTCGCCGTGCGTCAACATCACCGGGCCCCGTCCAGGTGGTCGCTGTTCCGGAAGAGGAACGTGTCGGCGAACGTGGGTGCCGCGCCCTCGTTGAACTTCCAGTTGTAGTAGCGGCGCGCGCAGTCCTGCAGTTCGCCCTTCGCGCTCTGCGTGATGGCGACCGTGAACGAGTCCGGCGGGGTCGTCGCCGTGCCGACCTTGTGCGGCTGCACGTCGACCGTGAAGGTGTCCTGGTCCACGACCGCCGAGCCCGACTTCCAGCCGACCGTGACGCCGGAGCGGTTCTGCGAGCTCGCGGAGAACGACGTGTCGTTCGCGACGGCAGTCGACTGCGCGACGAGCTTCGTGCGCGACGAGTCCGAGTAGAACTTGTAGATGAACGCGGCGCCCGAGGCGACCGCGATGCCGTAGAGCTTCCCGTCGTCGCTGTTCGATGACGTGAGGCCGGAGATCTCGGTGATGAACGAGACGGCCGCGATGTCCGTGTGGTCGCCGTCGTCGCCCGTCTTGGCGTAGGTCGGCACAACCGAGAGCGACACCGGAATCTCGGGGTCGGTCCAGACCTTGTTCACGGTGAGGTTATTCTGCCCGATCTTCGGCTCGGTCCCGTCGGTCGGAGTGAAGGTGACCTCGAACTCAGGAGCGCCGAGCGGGTCGTCCTTGACGCACACGGCCTGAATCGTCCCGGGCTCGATGTTGTCGCCGAGCGTGCCGACCGTCGTCGCCGAGGCACCGCTGTTCGTCCCGGCGTAACTCGCCGCACCGGCCGCGCACGTCGACACGGGGACCTTTTGAACGGTGGTGTTGTCGCTCCAGTTCTGGCGCATCCGCTCGAACACGCCGTCAGCGAACACGGAGATGGTGCCGTCGTCGTTCTCGGTCCGAATGTCGAGGAACGGGATATTCGACGGAATCCGCCAGATGCGCCCGACCTGCGTGAGCATGTTCGCGCTCTTCGCCGAGTCGTGGCAGCGCGTGACGAGGGCCGCGAGCCGCCGCGCGCATTCATCGTTCACCGCGGCCTGCTCGGCGAGGATGGCCCCGTCCTCCTGGTGATTCGTGCCGTTGAGGCTCGCATAGATTTGCCGGTCCATCTCCGCCCACCCGAGGTGGACCTTGATCGAGTAGGTGTCACCCGCAACCGCGGCGATGGACGCGGCGAGCGTGCAGGTACCCGTGAGTCCCGAGGAGTTGGCCGCCGTGAGTGTCGCCACCGCGCCGGCCGCGACGTTCGTTGCCGTCGCCACCTCGTTCGCCGCCGCGAGGGCCTTGTAGATGTGGATGTCCCAGTTGCCGCCGTTCGCGGTAATCCTGATCCAGAGCCGACCCCCGTCCGTGACGTTCCGCGACCCGTCGGCCATGTTCACGCCGGCGAGGGTCCAGGCGGTCAACTGCCGCACGCCCGCGGCCGTGTAGCCCCCGTCCTGCTCGACGTAGGCCGTGTTCGTCGAGAACTTGTTCAGGAACTGCTCGAGCTCGAACGCCTTCCGGATCGGCTGCGCGAAGCGGTCGAACTGAGCGGAGGCGTTGGCCTGCGTCACAACATAGTCGGGCATGGGCGGCTCCTCTACAATTCCAAGGTGAAGGTCACGGGATCGTCCGTGCCGTTGTCTCTGGCGATCAGCGTGTGTCGGTGGTCGGCCCAGCCTGCGCCGACGAGCGGCGGTAGCTCCGCGTCAATGACGCGGGCGCGCGGGAAGCTGGCGATGAAATCCTTCCCGACGGCCGCATAGGCGTAGTCGATCGTGAGCGCGCGCCACGTCCCCGCGGCGCCGTCGTCGCGGACCGTGCGCGACTCGTCGGAGAGGCGCTGCGTGAACTCGACGGGCGTCACCCGCGTTCCGCGCGACCAGATGCCGACGGGGGCCGTCACCTGCGCGTCGTCGAGGACGAGGTCATGCTCGACCCCGAACGCGGTGCGGAGGACGCTCTCCGAGACGGAGTTGTAGGTGACGGTCACGCCGCCGTGCCAGAAGCCCTCGCGCTCGGTCGCAGAGACGGACGGGTCGAAGACGCTCGCTCCGATCGCGTAGGCGCCGGCCCAGACCTCGATGCGAGCCGTGAGGCCGTCGCGCCCGGCGCTCTCGAACTGGATCGACCGAATGGCGCAACCGGAGAGCGTCTGCAGCTCGGTCCCCGTGTCGACGAACATCGTGAAGAAGCGCACGGGCTGCGCCGACCGCTGCGGGCGAACGCGCGTGATCTGGAGGATGATGCTCGTGAGGTTCGAGGCGGTCGGTGCGCCGAGCGCGACCGTCCCGCTGAGGCCGCTGCTGTTCTGCTCGGCGAGCGTGACCGTCCCGTTGTTTGCGTGCGAGCCGGACGCGACGAGCGCCGTCCGCGCGCTGTCGGAGTAGACCTGGACGAGCGCGGACCCAGGCGCCGGGTTCTCATCGGTGAGCTTGACGAAGAGGCGCCCGGCCGAGTCCGTGTTGAACCCGGGATGCACGCCGTTCAGCACCCACGTCCCGAGGACCCCGTCCGTGTCGCCGCTCTCGACGAGGTCGCTATTCGCCGCCGTCGCGGTCGGCTGCCCGCGGGTCACGTACTCGAGGAGGAAGGCGAGAAAGTGACGGTTGAGAGCCCGACAACGGAACGAGGCACGCGGAGCGGTTGCGACCTCGTAGCGGTTGTCGGGCTCGTACTCCGTCCCCTCGGAGCCGTAGAGGTCTGCGTCTACCCCTCCACGGAGGACTTCGACGTCTGAGCATGGCGCCCGGACGACGGTCCCGGCCGATGATGCGGCTGTCGCAAAGGCGCTCTGATGTGCAAGCGCAACGACGGCGTTAACCGCATTTCGGGGCGATGTAACAGGCACGCCCGGCCCTCCGCTCTATTTCTTGCGGCGGGTGTCGGGAGGCCGGGTTATAATGACTGAAGTGCTAAATCCATTATTCGCGGAAATGAGGACGCCATGGCAATCCATCTCAATATCGAAATCTCGCGCGAGCAGGCCGCCCGCGCGCTCGGCATCTCAGCCACTGGGATCAATGCCCTCGTCGCCAAGGGCGCGCTCACAGGGCGCGTCACGGCCGCAGGTCGCAGGGTGTTCACCGTTGAGGAGTTAGAGCGCATCGCGGAAGCAGCTGCTACTCCCAAATCCCGAACTTCACGACCGTCGTAGCTCGCGCCTCGTTCGAGTAGGCGCCGCTCGGGCTCGCCTCGTCGTTCGCGACGACTTCGACGGACACCCCCTCGAGCCCCGTGATTCCGGGGTAGTCGGCCGCGTCCGCCCCATCGAAGGCGTCGATGACGACCCGCTGCCACTTCGCGACGTCGGTGTAGTGCTGCGTCCCTTGCGGGTCCGTATCGCGGAGGCGTAGCTCCACCGCGACGGGGTACTCCGTCAGGGTGACGTTGTTCGCGACCTCGCGCACCTCCTCGGTCCGCATGGTGAGCACGGCCGTCGCCGCGGGGTAGGTGCGCAGTGGGGCCGCGCCCTTGTAGACGGTGAGGCCGGAGAGGGCCGTCTCGACGGTGGAGAGAAGCGTGCCCCACGGGGCCGCCGAGGGGACGACGACGCCGTGCGTCCCGTCCTCGAGGATCAGCGACGCCGGCTCCTGCACGATCCGCCACTCGAGGGCGGTCCCGGTCGTGAGGCCGGTCGCCTGCAAGGTGTCATTGATCGCCGGGGTTGCGTCGCTCGCCTGCGTCGTCCAGTTGCCGGCCGAGCCGAGAGCGCGAGTCTGGAGGCGGAGCGTCGTCGCGAGGGTGCCGGTCACGCTGTCCACGGTGACGGTGAACGTCGTGGCGGTGAGGGCAGTGACGCGCCCGGCGGGGCCGGCCATCAGCGGAACCCCAGATCGTTCAGCGACTTCACGGCCGCCCGCTCGAGCGCCCGGTCGACGACGGCCGGGTCATGCCCGAAGAAGTCCCGCCCGGGGACCTTCGACGCGCCCGCTTTGATTCGCTGCTTCTTCACCGTCGTCCCGGCCGCCTTCGCCGCGCGGCGGATCGCCTTCCCGGTGCGGGCCGCGGTCGAGCGCCCTTGCACGAAGAAGTTCACCTTGGCGTCTTGGCCGCCCTTCCCTGGTGCAGCCCCGAGCACCTGATACCGGCTCGCGGAGCGGCGGCGGATGACGCCCGGTGACGTGAGGCCCGCGAGCATCTGCCCCGTCGCTACGCCGGGGCTCGTCCGGCCCGCCTTCGCCTTGACCGTCTCCCTCTTGAGCGGCGCGAGCGGCGGACCGTCGGGGCCCGCGCCTGCGAGGAGCGACACCGCGTTCCGCTGGGCCGTCTCCTGTGCCCACAAGCGCATGACGGGCTCGAGGTCGATCCGCGTCGCGGGGGTGCCCACTATCTTCGCCATCAGCCCCTCGAGATCCGGAACCGCGGTAGCTCCTCGTCCGCGTCGAGGTCGGCGTCCCAGTCGACGAGAGGGATGACTTCGGCGAACGCCTCCGCGGCGGCTTGCTTCTCCTGATCTCGCAGGGCGGCCTGCTCCTCTTCGGGGAGGATGCGATTCGGCGAAGCGTAGATCAGCGCGTTGACGTGGTGCAGCGCCCACTCGCGGTAGTCGTCGAGGTTCTGCAGGCGCACCATCTCGTAGTCGCCGACGCTGTTGACGCGCCAGATCGAAGAGAGGTCACCGCGCGAGGTGCCGAGCGTCGCCGAGCGGCCGAGGATGCGCTGTGGGGTCGGCGGGATCTTCTGCCGCATGAGGCGGACGAAGTCCTCGGCAGCCTTCTGGTGCTGCGTCGCGAACGACGTCCCCTCGGTCGCGGGCCAGTCGGCGATGTTGATGTTGAGCGCCTGGAGCTCCGTGTCCGTGTTGAAGGCGGGCCAGACCTCGATGGCTGCGTCGACCGCGCTATACTTGATGTAGCAGGAGCCCGTGATTCCGCTCGCGTTGACGGCGGCGAGCGTGACCTTGGTCCAGTCGGTCGGTGCCGCGTGCGTCCCGCTCGCGACCTCGTCACTCCCGCCACGATCGATGTCCCGGTAGAGTTTGACCGTCGTCGCCGCGATCGAGACGAAGAGCATCCCGCGGAAGGTGTAGGTAGCCGTAAGCCCCGTGAGCGTGAACCGCTCGAGCTGGTTGAGTTGGTCCCCTCTCGTCGGCGGCCAGATCATGTGCGCCCCTTGCGCCGCTCGGGCGTTTCGCGTACACTTCGGACATGCGTGACGAAGAGAAGATTCCGCCCCGGGCGAAGCTGATCCTCTGCCTCGCCGTGAGCCTGGCCCTTGCCGTGTGGCTCTGCGGGTGCCGGCACGACGAGGGCAGCCCATCCTGCCGCGCCCCGAACACGATCACGCCAGGCGGAACGCTCGTGCGAGAGACGCGGGCGATGGCCGCGGACCCGGCGCTTGAGGCCGTGTTGTTCGCGGAGATCGACGCGGCGGGTGTGCCGCCGCGCTATCTCGTGGTCCTCTATGACACGGAGATGATCCCCTACGACGGGCCGAAATATGACCATGTCCACGGTTACGAGGACGAGGCGTGCCGCGAGATCCACGCCGGCCGGTTCGCCGACCCGCCCTACCTGCGCGTGCTCGCGCACGAGGTTGAGCATGCGCGATGCGGGTGCTACTGCACCTCGGAGCACGCGAGCGAGAAGCGCTGTCAGTAGGGGCACCATTAGTTCGTCTCGTAGTTGATCTTCGAGATGCTCAGCAGCTTGTCCGCCCCACCCACCGTGTCCCTCACCAAGCACTCGCACCCGAGCGCCTGCGTCACGGTCGGGAGGTTCGTCGTCGACGTCGCATTCGCGTCGAGGGTGCCGTTGATGTAGCCCTTGATCGAAGCCGGGTCCGTCGAGTCGAACGTGACCACGTAGCGCGTCGAGGCGGCGATCGCGATCGAGGTGACGCCGGTCGTGCCCGTGTCGGCGCCGCCGTCGTTGGTGACGAATCGCCAGAAAAGCGTCCCGTCGACCGTGGGCGCGTACCGGAAGGCGACGACGTGAGCCCCGGTCGGCGAGTCAGCCGTCGCGAGCGAGGCGGACGAGAGGCCGACCCAGATGCGCTCCGTCGCGACGGGCAAGTCCGCGCCCGTCTTGAACGTGAACGTGACAATGGGACCGATCTCGGTCTTGACGCATTCGGTCGTCGCGATGTCGACCCCGCCCGTCGCCGCGCCGGAGGCCGTGAGAGTGACGTAGGCGCCGGTCGAGTCGGAGAGGTTCGCGGCGGTGCCCGTGAGCGTGTGCGTCGGCGTCCCGCCGACCGCGGTGAGCGTCGCGGCGGTGCCGGGCGTCTTGGCGACGGAAAACGTGCGGCGGGGCCACTCGGCGCGGAGGGAGCCGTAGCCGGTGGAAACGCCATTATGCACCCGGACGACACCGGCTGCCGCGCGAGAGATACCAGCATCCACCGGCTGCGCGCCCGCGCCAGTGAAGAAACTTACTCCCTGGCTGGTGACATAGCCGTTCCCGCCGAAATACTGAGAACAGTCTCCGTTCGTCGTTGTGATGTTTTGGTCCGTGATTTCAATCTTGGGAGAACCGCTCTTTGTAATACGCGCATAGACGCCGGAAACCGTTCCATTGAGGTCCAGCGTCCTCGGACTCGCTCCGGCCGACACGACCATGTTCTGATCGCTCGGCCCCACGATCTGCGACACCGCGCCCCCGCCGTCGGCGATTGTGATTGGCCCTGTGTTCAGGCCGCCTGAACCGGCTCCACCGTTGGTGACCTTGACGATGCCGGCGGCGGAGCGACCGAGGCCAGTATCAGCCGAAGTGCCAATCTTGAACTGCCCCGTGTCGCTCGCAGCCTCGAACGTGGCGCCCGTTGCCGCGTTTAGGACTCTCGTTGACCCCACGTTCAGCGTGTTCGCTGACCCTCCATCCCCGCGAAGGAGGATGGTATGACCAGCTGGTGCTCGGATAAGGAAATCCTGGTCGCTCGGCCCAATTATGTGCGTGGCGGTTGCCCCGAGGCCCGCCGGAACCGTAATCATCCCCCACGGCGAGATCACCCCGTCCGCCCCGCTCGTCGTGCTGATCCGCCCCGCCTGGTCCGTGGCGATAATCACGGACCGCGTCCCGACGCTCTTCGTGAGGTAGACGCTGCTCGTGGACGCCGCCGCCGTGAGCGCCGCCGAGAGCGTACCGTTCGCGTTGATCGCCGCGGCGAGGTTCGTGGCGGTGACCGCGAGCTGCGGGGCCGTGTTGTCGGAGCCGAGGGTGAAGTCGGCGCCGGAGGTGAGCGTGACCGCCGAACCGTCGACCGTGATCGTGAGGACGACCGCGCCGGCCGTGTTGCTGACGGACGTGAAGAAGCGCCGGCCCGTGCCGGGGGCGAGGGAGAGGTTCGCGCCGGTCGTGTTGACGGTGGCCTGGGGGTAGGCGGAGCCGCCGATGAGGCGTAGAGCGGTCGCGGCGGCGTCCGTCGTCTGCGCCGCTGCCTCGCTCGCGACCGGCCCGGAGGCGGTGAGCGGGGGCGTGCCGACTCCGACGCCGAGGTAGAGCGCGCCGGATGAGCCTGCGCCGGCTCCAGTAATCAGCAGGCCGAGGAGAGCGAACGAGGCGAGGGCCACGAGGAAGAGGTGAGCGGTGAAGCGTCGCATGGGGCCGGCTCCTTAATCGTCGATGTAGTACAACTCCACGTCGACCGTCCCGCTGGACACGTCGATCGAGATGCCCGACGTGCAGAGGATCCCGCCCGGCCCGTACCACTCGCGCGCGCTCTCGCCCGGCGCGAGGTTGATGGGCGCGACCACCGTTCCGCCGTTCGCCGTGGCGCCGTTGACGATCGCGAACTTGGCGACGGCGGCTATGGCCGCGCTCTCGCGCGACGCGAAGCCCATGAGCCGGAGGCCACCCGAGCCGGCAACCGCGGCGTCGACGTCGGCCACCTTGCCAGCGTTGACGTCGACCGAGCATGCGCCGCTCGGGCCACCAGCAGGGGCTGCTAACGCGACCGGGAGCGCGATGGGCCGGCAGACTTCGACTGCGGCGATGATCGCGACGGCGATCGCCAGGAGCCACGAGCTGCGCCGCTGCATGGACTACCTCCCCCGCTCGAAGCGGATCTGTCGCACCTTCGCTACGTCGCGCCGCTCGGCCGCGCGCCGGGCCTCCTCGATCATCTTGCGCTCGACCTTCGGAGGCGGGTCGCGGCCCATGACAGCGCGGTGCATCTCCTTCTGGGCCTGCACCACGCTTTCGATCGCCTCGCGGGCGCGCTGCTCGTTCTCGCTCATGCGCTCTTCCTCCGCTTGGGGCTCCGGCTCGGCCGGCGCACAGGTGCATCGTCTTGGCGTCGATCCACACGCGACGGCCGAGCCTCGGCCTTCTTCCTCACCTCGGCTTCCCGTGCCGCGATCCGGTCCGCGCAGATGGCGCGCATGTCGGAGGTCATGTCGTCCTTGTAGACCTCGAGAATCATGTCCTTCAGCTCGGCGCACATCTCGACGGCCGGAATCCAGCCCTGCGCGCGACGGCGCTGCTCCTCGGCGTAGGACGTGACCAGGACGACCTTCGGCACCGTGCGCGGCTTCGCGAGCGCGGCCGACGGGCGAATCCGCCGCTCGCCCTTTCGGCCGGGCACGATGACGAACTCGGGCGGCGGGTACTCGATGACGACCTCGCGCCCGCGGTCGACCACGAGCATGTGGAGCGGCTTCCAGCGCGGAGGGTTCCGCCATGCGCCGATCCCGAACGCTCGCTGATCGCCACCGACGATCATGACGGGCTCGTAGCCCTGGGCTTCGAGCATCGGAATCTGAGCTTGGTAATGGCCGCTCATGGGCGGCCTACTTCGCCGCCTGGGCGGGCTTCGGCTTCAGGCTCGCGATGATCTCCGGGATTTCGGTACGGCCCTCGTAGAACGCGACGAGCATCGCCTTCATCTCGGGGTCCGCGTCCGCGATCGGGCGACCGCCCTTCGCCGCGAGCTTGATGGCCGTCGCCTTGTCGGTGACGACCACGTCATCCGGGCGCGGCTTCCCGCCGTCCTCTTCGGTGATCGAGCCAGGCAGCCAGTAGCCGCGCACCTCGTGGAACTTCGCGAGCGGGTTCTCGCCATGGCCGCGCGCGGGGGCGCCCTTCGCGCGCTTGTAGGCTTCGAGGCTCGGGTATCGGATCGTCGGCATCGTTCTTCGCTCCGTTGTCGCTTGGGGGCGGGGAGGTGCCGAGCCGGCGCCCGGCCCCTCCCCATCCCGAACCGTTCTCTTAGGCGTCGGTCGTCATCTCGACGCCGCCGTTCGCCGCGGTGTTGCCGATGCCCGTGCCGTAGGCCATCGTCGCCACGAGTTCGACGCCGCGCTGCGAGGCGTCCCGCTGCGCCTCGATCCGGGCACCGCGCTTCGAGACGTAGGCGATGCCGCAGCCCTGGCCCATGGGGGCCATGACGCCCGCCCGGTCTGCGGCCGCGTTCGCCGTAGGAACGTTCGTCGAGGTGATGACGGGCACCCCGAAGAAGAAGCCGGCGTCCGCGATCAGCTGCTTCTGGCCCTCGCTCGCGCCCCAGAGCGGCGCGGCCGAAGTCGCCACCGCCACCTGGAGGTCGCGGAGCTGGATCGGCGCGAGGCAGCACCAGAAGGGCCCCATCGCGTTCCCGTTCCGGAGCTCGAAGATCGCGTCGAGGAAGTTCGTCTCGGTCATGTTCACGCCCGTCGAGCCGACGACTTGCGTGAAACTCGTGTTGTTCGCGAGGAGGTCCGTGTCCTCCTTCGTCGCGAGCGCGAGGCCGAGCTGCTCGACGTAGTAGTCGAGCCCCACGATCGAGGACTCGATGAGCAGGTCGAGGGGCATGATCATGAGTCCGATCTCGGCGACCGTGACATCCACGCTCGTCGGGTCGAAGGCCGACGCGACCACGTCCGTCCCGGGCGTGAGCGCCCCGGCCGAGAGCAGCGGCGACTTCGAGAGCTGCTTCACGATCGTCGGGATGCCCTCGAGCGACTCCTGCCGCACGAAGGGCTTGACCACGACGCCTGTGTAGGCGGCGCGGTAGAGGATCTCGGAAATCGCCTCGGTGAGCACGAACTCCGGCGTACCTGCGACAGTGATTTCGTTCGCCATGATCGGCTACCTCCTCAGTTGCCGAGGCGAGGCTCGGCCGGTTGCACGTCCCTGTTGTCCGACCCCGTGCTACTTGTGGATGGTCCCGTGATTCGCACCGCCCATGCGCCCGAGGATGGCTTCGCGCCGCTCGCGCATCGGGTCGTAGGCCGGCTTGATCGTGAGCTTTTCGCCGCCGGGCGTGAGCGAACCCGACACGGTCGCCGTGCGCCGCCACTCGGCGAACTCGGCGTCGCTCATCTCCCGCAGCCGCTTCTGCGTCGTGCCCTGCGGCGTCCCCGCCGGAGGCGTCCCGGGGCCGGGCTGTACGGTCGAGCTCACGAAGAGGGCGCCGGCCGGGCTCTTCGCCCATGCCGCGAAGGCGTTCGCGAGGTGCTGCGGCTTTCCGTCGGAGCCGGTCGCGAGCACCGCGCCGTCCTTCACCTCGAGTCTGTGCGTCGAGCGGAAGAGCGCGATGCCCGCCTCGCCGTGCGTCGTCGTCGAGAACTGGTAGCCGGCCGAGATGCGCCCGATCGCGCCGTCGATCTTGTCCGTCTGCGCCTGCGTCTGGAACTCCTCGAACGCCTTGCGCTGCGCAGCGAGCTGCTGCTCGACCGTCTGCGCCTTCTCCTCGGCCGCGCCCTTGTCCGCCTCGAGCTTCTTCTTCTGGCCCTCGAGCGCATCCACCTTCGCCATGAGTGCCTTCGCCCAGGCGGGCGGCTCGTCGCTCGGGGGCGCTGCGGGCGGAGCCGGAGGCGGAGCGGCGGGGGCGGCACCAGAAGGCGCGGGCGGTACGACTGCGCCAGCCGGAGCAGTGCCACCGTCGGCGGGCGAGTAGAAAAGGCGTGGAGCGAGCATGTGATGTCTCCTGTCATTTCTTTGCGGCGCGTGTCGGCGGCAGGTACTTTGCGACGATCAACCGCGGTTTGATGAACGGGCACCCCTTCAGGCGGACCCTGACGAAGCAGGGGGCGGTCTTGGCCGCCGCGCACTTCGCGCGGTAGGTGTCGTCCGAGATCACCTTGCAGGCGGCGCAGGGATAGCGGGCCTCGAGAACGTGCCGCGGAATCGATGCGACTGCGTCTCTCATTGCCTTACGAATTAGATCGGGGCCGTTTTCTATTCGCTTCTCCACCTCCGCCATGGTCAGGCCGAGCGCGAAACATCGTCGATCAAGATCAGCTCTGTACTGGTCCTCATGCATCTGCTTGACTGCCGCTTTCCGCGCCGCGATTGCGTCCGCGGCGTAGGCGGGCATGAGGCCGTGCGGGGTCTGGACCCAGGGCGTCATAAGCCGCTCACCATTTCGATATCGCCGAGGTCGAGCAGATCAACCAGATCATCTGCCGCCACAAACCCGCGACGGATTTCCTCGTCATGTTGGATGCGGCGGCTGTCGGACGCCTGCCAAAACCGCGGCCTCTTGGCACGCGCAGTTGGCTCTACAGGGCTTGTGGCCCTAACCTTAACGGTTATCCGCTTACGCGGACCGCGACCTCCCCCGCCTCCCGGCGCAGCCGTGATGCTTCCAGAACCCGACACTGTGACCGCTGGCGCCGTAAGCGCGCCCGTGCCCGTAACGCCTGAACTGACTGTCCCGGCGCCACTCGCACTCGTGACAGGGGCGGTTGCCGCGCCAATGCCGAGGTGCCCGAGTAGGCCCGAGGCCGCGACGATCGCCTGTGTGATGGAGGGCGCGCCAATGCCGAGGTGCCCGAGTAGGCCCGAGGCCGCGACGATCGCCTGTGTGATGGAGGGCGCGCCCGTCCCGACGTGCCCGACAACACCTGCTCCGGCGACGGTCGGGACGCTTGTATTGATGCCGCCAGTGCCACTAACACCGCCTGCGACGGCGGCTATAGGCCCGGGAAGATACGGCTTGAAAAATGCGGCCGGAGTCCGCATCGAGGCACCGTTATTCCGTGGCGATCAACGCGCCGCGCACGTTGACAATCGCTGGCGCGTTGCAGCGAATGCCGACAATCTTTCCTCCTGGGATCGGAACCTCGCGCCGGAGCGGACGGATCTCCTTGTAGCCGCTCGTGGGCGAGACGAGGATCGCGTCGAGGACGGTCGCGACGGTCGGCTCGACCGTATAGTTCTCGCCTGCGGTCGCCTGGATCGTCTCGCCATCGGAGGCGTTGCGCTTGCTCGGCGTGAGCGAGGTTTTCGTCCCCGCCCCTGCCGCGGTGAAGTAGACAAGCTCGCAGAGCACCGGGACCGCCGAGGAGGTCACGCCATCGAACGAGACACTCCACTCCCCAACAAGCACCTTCTGGTTCGTGGGTGCAGTCACGGCGACGATGGTTTTCGCGGTCGCTGCCGCAAGTGCCACCGCCGCGCTATTGACCGCCTGGAACTCGAGTCCCGCCATGTACCCGTCTCCCCTTAGTATTCCTGATGCGCCGCGCCCATCACCTGCGTGATCCGCGGCGGAACCTGCCTCGGCGTCCAGTCGACGATGATCGGCTCAATCATTGGTATATGAGTTCCATCGTCGTGCCACGTCCCGTCGTAGTACGTCTCCCCGAACCATTGCCCGCCCGGCCACTCACCCTCGGTATCTGTGCCCGCTGCAAATTGCAGACAATTTATGATGATGTCCGCCGTAGCTGATTGTGGGGCAAGAATGAGTCGATACGTGTTGCCTGGTTTACAGATATGTAAGATTGTTTCATCAAAATACATCTGCATGATGCGAGTACCAGACGTGACAAATCCATTTTCGTCAATAGATACGCTTTGTTTGAGAGTGGTGTTCTCATAAAGATCCAGATTGCACGCTTGATTTGCAGCTCCCGAATTCCTTATGCGCATCCGGGCGCCGAGAATCTGAAAGTTCTCTACTACGCCCGATGGTATTTTAAGGAAAAGCCCGCGTCTGCTTCCTGCTGCCGTGCCGGAATCGTAAGTATGGGTCGTAACTGCCGTCAATGGATATCCATACGACGTATTATTACTCGCAATTCCGTATACGGGCAACACTTTGTCTTGCATCGTCCAGGTCGCGCCGGTATCAACACTCGTCGTCGACACGGGCCACGCCAATATAGAACTTGCACTGAATAGATTCACACCCGTGATAAGACGCGAATAATTTGATGCCCCTATCGTGCCTGACGAATACTCCATCACTACTGCAAGCCATTCACCGCGCGCCGCGGTGTATGTGCGAGCGGCGCCTGATCCGTCCATCGCGTGCCATGTGAACCCCGTCGCGTTGGGCGTCCATAGGCTGTAACAATCCGTTGGTCCCGCACCATCTCCGCTTTTTATGGTGCCATCCGGCTTTACCGCATTGCCCGCGAATGTAACCCCCTGTAGCGATATTTTATAAATCGGGGGCGTTGTGTTTGTGTTGACATTCACCCCGAGTTGTGTAATTGCAATGGCTTCAGGAGCCTGAAAAATCCAGGCTATTTGATTTCCCGCCGCGGTCAGATCGAAGGTAGCAAGCGATGGAGTGCCAGTAAGCGAAAAGCAGCTTACAGGAGAAGTCAACAGAGGTAGATGCTCGAAATCTGCCATTATTTAATCGCCAGCGTCGATAACAGCCCGGTAAGGTCAATCTGCACATACTTGCCGCGGAACAAACCGACCGAAGTGAGTTGTGGATCGGACTTGAACCATAGGCCGAGCAATATCATCAGCAGCGTATCTGCGGAGATCGACTGCTCAGCTTCAACAATTGCATCCTTTAGGGCTTTCTTGCTTGGAAATGATATTCCTGTTCCGGCTGGAGTTGCCGCAAGCGGCGGAACGCCATCCGTGTAGGCCACGTTGATCGTGCCATCGCTGGCCACTGTTACATCGTCCAGTCTCATAATTCGCGCCATGCTCCTGCCTTCCTATCAGCTCGCCGGAACCGTGACCGTGAGCGAGGTGACTGTCACCGTCTCCCCCGCCACGATCACGTTATTCGTGAGGTTGATGTCTGCACCCACCGTGCTTACGGTGCAGCGGAATACCTCGGTTCCGTTCGAGTCCTTGAATAATGCCTTCGTCGTCGTGCCTCCAGTCGCGCTCGCATCCGTGACCGCGGGGGCGACTCCCATCGTGGCCACGCCCGCAGCGGCCGCGCCGAAAGCCGGGTCATTCAGCGTGCAAGTCGCAACCTCTGCGCCAGCTCCCGTCTGAAATTCCAGGGTTCCGGCAGCCGCCCCGGCGTCAACGAGATCGACGAGGGCATCGCACATGGCGTTACGGGCAGCAGTAGTGAGGGTGACTCCCATATTCAGTTCTCCTTGTGCGCTTCACAGCGCGCGCTCTCGGGGTATGCGGCGACGCCTCCCGTTGGACGCGGCAGGAAGACGCTGGCGCCGCAACCCGGGTGCGCGCAGATGTAGGTCTTGCCGACGATGCCCATGCCGATGATCTTGGGCTTGATGGCGAACTCGACTTTCACGGTTCCCTCCGCGCCCGCGACACAAACCGCTTTCCGCGCCCATCCTGGCCGCGCTCGATAACCTCGTACTCGCGGTCGCCGGTCGCAACCTCGCGCGCCGCTCCGAGGCTCCCGAGCACTTCGGCCCGGAGTCCGGCGATGGCTTCGCGCATCTCGTTACGGAGCGCCGTCAATCCGCTCCCCATAATGGTTCCGAAATCATGGAGTCCGGCATGGAATGCGGTTGCCGTCTCGCGTCCCTGCGCCTGGGCTGCGGCGATTCCGGTCGCGTTCTGGGCGACAATCTCGGCGACCTTCGCGCCCATGTTCGCAATCGTTTCGTCCATGGTTTGAACGCGCGCAAGGTGCGCCGCGTCCAATTCTTGCAATCGCTTTGCCCGCTCGTCATCCGCCCTTCTCTTCGCCTCGGCCGCCTCGGCTTCCGCGAGCGCGGCCCGCTGTAGTTCGCGCTCGCGCGCGGCCCGGATCTCGGAGAGGTAGGACTCGCCTTTCGCCCGGAGCGCATCCGCTTCGGCCTTCGTCTGCTCGGCCTTGACGCGGGCCTCCTCGGCGGCCATGCGACGCTCGGCGAAATGGTCGGGCATCGACTCGGGCGCGGGCGGGGTGGGCGGCGGCTTCAGGGCTTCCGGGAGCTTCCCGACGAGGTCGCGGAGCCCGGCCACATCGCCGCGCAGCGCAGCCACGTCCTTGAGCGTCACGCGCTCATCGACCTCGACGGCCTCCGCCATGACGCCCCGCTCCTCGCGGCCGTCGGGGTGCCGGAGGTCAACGCGCGGGCCTTGGGGGCTGTCGTACTCGGCGATGATTTCCGCGAGCCCGCTCATGCGGCGGGCCTACGGGCGCGGATCTTCGGCGGAGGCGGGGCGGGCGACGACGGCTGGGCCGGCCTCGGCGGCTCGGGTGGCGGGCGCTCCGTCCGCGCTTCCCCAGCCCCGGTCCCGGGCGGCTGCATGCTCTGGTCGGGCGGCTTCGGCGGCGCGCCGGCGGGGGGCACGGGCGGCGCCGCGGCGCGGGCGGCCCTGGCCCGCGCGCCTTCCTCGATCTGGGCATCGATCGTCTGGAGCTTGCCCGCCGGGAGGCGCGGCAATAGCTTGCGCACGACGTTCTTCAAGTTCTCCGCTTCCGCGACCGGCCCGAGGCCGAGGTTCGCAACCTCCTTCGCCTCGTTGATCCGGGCCGCGATGGCGCGGATATCGAACTCTTGCGGGTACTGGACGACGACGCCCCCTTCGTCGAGGCCCATGGCCCGCGCGCGCATCTTGAGCAGCTTCGACTCGGCCTCCTCGAGCCGCTTCGCAAGCGCGGCCAAGTGTGTTTCCGACTGCTTGTGTTCGAAGGCGTAGGCCACGCCTGACGTGTCGCTTGCGGGCTGCTGGCCCTTCGTGCCGGGGCGGGTGCGGAGCGCGGCGAGGCCGTACATGTCGTCGATCAGTTCGATGCTGCGGTCCTGCTCGGTCTTGATCGTGTCGACGCTCGGCGTCAGGTATTGGACGGTATCGCCACGCTCCACGCAGAGAAGTGAATCAGTCCCGGTCACGTTATCCATGAACGCCTCGCGGCTTCCGACTGCCGCCACGAGTTGATTGAAGCACTGCCGGAATTGCTGCTCCTGAACGCGCGAGTCGGAGTTGAAGACGTCGTTGTTGATCCGGGCGATGTCCTCGATGCCCGACTTACAGTCCTCGGCAATCGCGACCGGGATGAGTGGCACCTCGCCGAACTTGTGCGGGAAGGAACCCACCGGCGTCTGACCGCCGTTCGGACCGATCAGGAATCGGTCCTCGTGGTCTGGGTAGAGCACTCGCGCGATCCACTTGGGCTTCGGCTTCTCTGCATTCTGCTTCGGGAGCGGGGTCCGCGTCTCTTCTCGCGCGAGGACGACAACCCACTCGAGTCGGCCCCGCTGGTCGGTGGACCAGTTAATGACCGACATCGGTGGGCATCGGTAGAGGTAGGTGCGGAGGTCCGCGGCAAGCGCCTCGGCGACGGTGGGCATCCGGCTCTCCGCAGCGAGCCGCGCCGAGAGCATGGGCGCGTCCGACATCGCGATGCCCACCCACTCGACGCCGTAGACTTGACTCCAGCGGCTCGTCTCGGCCCAGAAGGGGTCCGCGTTCGTCCCCCGGCCGTCGACGTTTAAGACCCAGTCATCGAACGTCGGGTCCTCAACCTGCGCCCGCTTGATCCGGGGCATGGGCTGCGCCGGGTCCTGCGTCGCGGGCGTGAGCGTATCGGTTTCCGCCTCGGGCCGCTCGGCCTTGCCCTGGTTGCGGAGCACCTGCGGCTGGTAGATCGCGTCCGCCTTGATGCCGATGATCGTGGCGCAATGGTTCCTGTAGTACGCGCGGCGGCAGCGATCGGCGTAACTCGTTGCCGACTCGCGCTCGTGGCTGAATAGCATGAGCGGGTTCTTCGACTCGATGTAGGCCCGGCCGCCCTCGTAGCTCAGCTTGAAATACTTCCAATCGTAGTCGCGGCGAAGCCAGTCGGGATGCACCCACTCTGGCGCGATAGTGAGGTCGGCTGAAAGGCGAATACGGCCACCGGAGATGACCTCGGCGGTGTTGAGCGCGTTCAGGTTGAGGGCGTCGTAGGCGGGCACGACTTATTAGCCCCCTCCCAACTCGAGGACTTCCACCTGGATGCGAACCACGTACTTGTATGACGCGAGTTCGCATCGCGGGCCTTCGACGAGAATTGTCTGGCCCGTGCTCTTGCCCTTCTTCGCGGCATCCTCGATCAGCGCCACGGCGGTCTGTGAGACACGCCACTTGTCGCCATTCTCGATACTCATCTCGTCAGCGCCTCCTGAATCTGCCGGGCGCACTTCGCCGCGGCGCGCGCGATGTCGTGCTCCCAGAACGCCAGCACCTTGAACCCGCGCGCCCGGAGCGCCTCGCGAATCCGCCGGTCCTTCGCCGCCTGGAGCGCCGCACCCTCGCGCGTGAGGCCGTGCCGCGGGTCGGCACCGGTCGTGTGCGCGCGGAAGTGGATCGGGCAACGGTGCCAACTGCACCCGTCAGCGAACACCGACACCTCCGCGAACCGCCACACGAGGTCGCCCGGGATGTCGCTCGGCTGGCACTCCGGCTCTGGAATGCCGAGCCGCCGGAGGGCGCCGAGAAGGGCTTTCTCGGGTCGCGTTCCGGCGGTCGGCATGGAGGGGGCGGGGCGGCGCATCAGAAGGCCCCCGCGAGCACGGAGACGCCGTAACGGCGGATCGCGGCGCGGCGTGCGTGCCAAGCGGTAATCGAGGACGAGAGCTTGCGGCGGCTCTTGTCCGTATGCCGACGCAGGCGCGAGGCGGCGCCGATCTTGGCGCGCGTCGCGGGGGTGTGGGGGCGGCCGATGAAGCCGCAGATGCGACCCTTGCGGGCGGCACTCATGGCCGCACGTTGCTCTGGGGTGCGCTTGAGGCCGCGATGGCCGGCGGCGCACCTGACAACAATCTCGGGTGGGCGCGCGCGACCTTTTAGGGCGGCAGCGATCTTCGCATTCCACTCGAGCGTGCGCGGGACGTGCCGACGTGGCCTGCGCGGCGTCGAAATGAGCGACTTGGGCGGGCCGAACATCTTGCGTCCGCGGCGCCAGTTGGGCTTGCCGCGACACGCAGCGTGTGCCGCTTCCATGACGTGCTGGGCTGGCGGGCGCCCCGCGAACTTGTGCCGCAGGAACTCACGCGTTTCGGCGGTGTGGGTCGTGAGGCCGTTGCCGCCTTCACAGATGTTCAGGAGGTCGGCACCGCGCGCACGCATGGTCGCGATCCAGTGACGCTCGCGCTCCTCCCACTGCTCGCGCGGTACCGTCTCGAGAACGCGGACCTCGGGCCAGAGTCCGAGTGCGCGCAGTTCGTCGAACCACGCGCACTTGGCCGCGTTGCTGCGCCCTTCGTAGACGTGACGACGGAGGCGGTGATACGGGTTGTCGGCCTTGCCGACGTACCGCACCGCCGCCGTCCGCGGATCTATGAGGGCATAAATCTTGGTCGCGTCCGACACGACGTAACTTAGTTGGTTACCACGGTATACGTAACCCCGACGGTAACCCCGATCGCGAAAAAACTGGTCCCGTCGCTCCAGACCCAAATCATCGCCCCGACGGTGTTGCTCGCGATCGAGTCCGCCGCGTCGTCGTTGTAGACGATCAGCGTGTCGGCCGTGGCCGCCGTCACGACCATCGACTGGGCCGTGTGGACGAGGAAGATGTAGTGCGCGTTTGCGAACGGCGCCGGGAGCGTGATCGTCTGCGAGCCGTTGTCACCGCGGTTCGTGAAGACGCTGCCGTTCTGCTCGGCCGTTACCGTGAAGCTGGCCGTGTTGACGATGGTCCCGTTGAACCCCTGGTCGGACGCCGCGAGGGCCGGCCCGACCGGGGAGAAGAGGACGTGCGTCGCGATCGAGACGACGAGCGCGAGAATGAGCGCGCTCCAGGTGTTCCGCTTGGTCATGGTCGGTTTCCTCCGCGTTGCCGGGCCGTTGTCGTAAGTCGTTCAGGACACGGTATAAGTGACCCCGATGGTGGTCCCGATGGCCCACCAACTGGTTCCGTCGCACCAGATGAAGATCATGGCGCCGATCGTGGGGGCGCTGATCGACGAGGCGGTCACGTCGTTGTAGCAGATGAGCGTGTTCGCATCGGGCGAGGCGACGCTCACGGTCGTTGCCGCCTGGAGCAGCACGATGTAGTGCAGGTTCGCCGCCGCCGCCGGGAGCGTGAGCGCAACCCCGTCCGCGTCGCCGCGGTTGGTGATGACGGTCCCGCTCTGCTCGGCCGTGAGCGTCGTCGTGGTCGTGATGGCCGTCGTGCCGTTCCAGCCCTGCGAGCTCGAGCCGAAGACGCTGAGCACGTCGAGGCCGAACGTGAACGCGAACGCCGCGACCGCGACGAGCACCTTGAACTGCCAGCCGTTCCGATGCTTCATGGGACGCCTCCTATCGGGCCGTGGCCGTAGACGACGGCGGAACCGGGATCACACGCCCGTCCGCGAGGATGACCCGCTCGGCAATGACCTCGCCGTCGCGAATGTCGCGCTCGAGCTTGAGCCCGGACGCGGGCTTCTTCGGCGACTTCTGTGGAGCCGGGCGCCGGGCCGCGGCCTCGCCGACGTAGCTGTCGATCCGCCGCAGCATCAACTCCTTCGCGGCGCTCGCCCCGACGAGGCCCCCGAGCACGAACGCGACCAGCAGCAGCGCAGCGGCGCGCTTCACGGCCTCCCCTCGGGCGCGGGCGCGATCGGCTCCTCGGAGACGAGCCCATCCTTGCCCGCCCGCCGGATCGTGCCCGACTTCGGGCCGGGGCCTGGAAGCGGGTCGAGGGCCGGCTTCGCCTGCGCCTTCTTCGAGGCGGCGATCTTCTCCTGCACCGCCGCCATGACCTGCGCCGCGCCCCAGCGCGCGCCCGCGAAGAAGAGCCCGCCCCCGAGGATCAGCGAGAGCGCGAGGATACCCGCGATCTGATTCAACTTGCGCAGCATGCGGCTACCTGTCCTGCCAGATGTAGACGTAATCGACGGTCCAGGTCCGCGTGGCCGTCGTGGTCGACTGATTGCCGATGTATAGGCACAGCGCCGTCGAGGCGTCGAGCGCGGCCGTTGTCTGCGCGCCGTAGGCGACGCCGTTGATGAAGAAGCTCACCTTGCGCGAGGCGTCAATCTCGAACCGCAGCGTCTGGTAGGTGTTGTTCGTCGGGGCCGTGGCGCCGGAACCCTGCTTCTCGTCCGACGTGCCGGAGATGATCCCCCACCAGCCATCGGTGTCGGCGCGCGTGTCGAAGACGAAACCGACCCCGTCCGCACTATTCGTGGTGAGCGCATTGCCGCCGCCAATCGTCCAGGCGATCGTGGTCGCCGCCTGATTCTTGGCATCGTTCAGCCCGATGTTGAAGGCGTTCGTGGTGATGTCGTCGGTCTTGACCCGACACTCGAACACCGTGACCTTGGAAGTCGTCCAGGCGATCGCGCCGGCAAATTCCTCCTTGTCGTTCGTCTCATTGTCGGCCGAGCCGACGAGCGTTCCGCCCGCAGCCTCGGTGATCGCGAAGGGCGTCCCGCCCGCGTCCTCGTTGGTCGTGTACTCGTTCGGGTCGAAGACCTCGGCCATGAAATCGTCGAACCACTCGATGCCGTTGGTCGGGATGATCTTGGCGTTGCCGGTGAGCTGGATCTCGTCCTTCGAGGCGTCGAAGTAGATGTAGTCCGAACTCGAGCTCAGGAACCACTTGAGGTCGCTCGAGGTCGTGCCGTCGCCGACCTCCCACACCGTGTCGTCGGTGAGAACGGCCGTGATGAACTTCGTGCCGTTGAAGCTGAAGTCGTAGTCGCCCGTGGCCGTCCCGGCGCCAGCGGTCGTGCCGAAGAGCAGGTGGTCGGAGTCGATCAGCTTCAGATCCACGTCGGTCGTATAGATCAGGTTCGCCGAAGCGTCGAAGTAGAGGTACTTCGCCGCCGAGCCGAAGAACCACTTGAGGTCGCTGCTCTCGGTCCCGTTGCCGACCTTCCAGAGCAGGTCATCCGTGTTCGGCTCGAGGATGAGGTCCGTTCCGTCGAAGTAGAAGTCGTAGTCGGCCCCCGTTCCGAGGGTCATCTTCGTGTTGTCGGTGAAATTCCGGTCCGACCCGTCGAAGCTCGTCACGTCGTCGAAGGTGACCGGCCCCTTGAAGTGGATCGTGTCGCCCGCGTAGGCGATCCCGAGAAGGGCGGTGAGCGTGAGCAGGAGCGCGGCGCCGATGCGCCCGCGCGTGCAGTAGCGAGTGAAACGGTGCATGGGCACTCCTCCCCTGGCCAGGGTGTGAGCGTGCGTGAGTCTGTCGATGAATGCGGCGGGTGTCGGGGGAGGGGGAGGGCTTAGAAGGTTTTGCGGGAGGCGTACCCGCCGCCCATGTGCTTTGCCCTCCACGCCGCCAATCCCAAGGCCATACAACAGTCGTCGTTCAGGCCGCGCCCCTTCTGCGCCCGTGCGCGCCCGCTCGGCAAAACTTCGTACTGAAAACCTTCAAGTTCCGCCTTCAGCATGGGATACACGGGCTTGTCCTTCGTCCCGGGAAGCCGCAATTCCTCGGTTTCGAGCATGATGGCTAGGTTGGCGAGAAGATCCTCGCGCCCGCCGCCTTCTCGGAAGTCGAAGCCCGTAATTCGCGTCCACTCGGGCTTGAAGGAGGCGGTTATAACCTCGGATGGCGCGCCGGATGGTGTTGCGTCGATAATTGCGTCCGCATTCCAGGCGCGGAACACCTCGAGCGCCCGCGCCTTCGTCAGCGGCCACGGCATCGGGTCGAAACGGAGCATGAAAACGACGCGCATCGGCCGCGGGGACGCCTGTACGACGACCAAAACCGTGTAATCGTCGGCGTGCCCGAAGTCGAGGCCGCAGGCGTAGCGCGCGGCGGGGTCGCGCTTCTCCGGGACGGGCAATCCATCGTGCGCTTCGTCGATCAGGCGGAAGTAACTGGCACCGCTTTCGAGGAATTCCGCAAGGTATTCCTGCTTAAAGACGTTCGTGGGCAAGCGGCGGCGCATCCGCTCGACTTCCGCCGCCATTCCCGGCCTCGCCGTCGTCGGAAACTGAAACGCCGCGCGCCCGCGCTTGCCGCCCGGGTCCGCGAGGCCGTCGCAGTGCTCGCGATAGGTCCAGTGTTTCTTGCCGCGCGGGGTGCCGATCCGGAGCCATCGGCGCAAGCAGGGCTCGCCGTTCGGTAGGAGCCGCTCGGGCGGGTCCGTGAGCATGGGGGCGAGCACCGTCATCGCCGCGTGCTCGGAGACGACGCCTTTCTCGTCGGTGATGAGCCCGTCGAGGCCGACGCCGAGCAGGTTGTCCGGCTGCTCTAAGGACTTGCATTCGATCGTGGCGTGATTGAACAGGACGAGCGAAAGGTCTGAATCGTTCGCGGCGATGACGAGCCGGCCGAGCGTGCGCTTGAGGCCGCGGTAGAAGTCTTTGCAGGCGGGGCGGAGGGTCGGCGCCGTGTACCAGAAGCGCCCGTCGGGGACGTAAACCGCGCCCCATGGATAGGTGTTCCCGCGCGGATGCAGACCCGTGAGCCACATGCGGGAGCCGAATGTCTTACCGGAGCGCCGGCCCAGGGTTACGTCGAGCTCGCGGCATACGGACCCGACCCAAGCGGCCTGTGAAGGCGAGTGATAGTCGGCGTCGGAATCGATGATGACATCGACGTCCTCGATCGGAGGCTCGCCGCCGGGCTCACCCGCCTTCAATTTCCAGCGCCCCACCGGCGGCCTCCTTCTCGCCGTCTTCCTTGACGCGGACCCCGCCGAACCGCACCGTCACCCGGAACCGCTTCTGCGTCTCCTCCGCCGGCCCCTCAAGGGCCCGCGCCTTGTCGAGCAGGATCCCCGCGACGGTCGCCACCTGGACGGCATTCAGCTTCTCCATCCGCGCCGGGTCGTTCGCGATCTTGCGGAGGTGGGCCACGTAGAGCGTCGCGACGCCGCGGAGCTCGTCCGCGAGGCCTGTGCTCTTGAGGCCCATCCGCAGCGTCTCGACCACGGCCTGCCCCTCCGGGCACCGGAGCCACCGCCGCGCAGTCGACCGCGGGACGCCCGCCTCCTCGGCGGCGCGCTGCTCGGACGAGCCGAGAGCAAACGCCGTGTAGACGCGCTTGCGATCCTCCTCGGACTCAGCGACGGTGCGCTTTCGGCCGCTCATCGGGATACACCTAACCTTTCGCTACGGCAGTTCCCAATGTGCGCGGGCGCGCGCGCGATCTTCTCGCGGGCGGGCGCGCATCATCCGCGTGCTTCGCGCCAGCAGAGGCGTCCACCAGTGGGCTTCTCTGGTGGCGCGGCCGGTTGTTGGTGTGCGGCGACACTTTTCCGTCTCACCTAACTTGGTTCGTCCCGCGTGAAACCCAAGTACGAGCCTTTTTCGTGTTCATCGCGCGCCGAAACT